ACAACCGGCACTACAAGGGGCAGGCCCAGAACCTCGTCACCTTCACGGTGAGCCTCGCGTCGCCGCAGATGCCCAGCGACACGCGGGTGGTGTCGCTCGAACAGGTCGGGACCACGTCGACCTACGTCCTCACCGAGAAGCGCTGCCGAAGGGTCGGCGGCAAGTGGACCGAGACGGAACTGCACGAGCCCCAGAAGATCACGGGGAAGGAGATCGCGTGGACGGTCTACAAGGCCCGCCGCGCGCTCGCCCGGGCCGAAGCCTGCTACGTCCTCGGCGAGGTCATCTACACCCGCCCGGTCGGCATCACCGACCCGCTCGACCGCGCCTACGTCGCCGCGAACATCCGCGTCATCCGGCATAAGGGGGCGCAGCCCGGGAACTGCTACTACTCCTCGACCGAGGTGGTGGGCCGCTGCGATGATGCCCCGCTGACGGCTGACGACATCGCCGCGCTGAAGGCATACCCCCGGGGGCAGGTGCATCAGGTCACGGGCGAACCCGGCGACATGACCGCCACGGTCCACAGCGAGGTCGACAGCAGCGACTGAGCGACGGATCCAGTTACGACCACCGCAGACAACACCGCAGACCCAACGGGCATGGATGCCCAACGGAGCCTCAAGTGAACGCACCCTTCGACCGCAACACCCACCGTCTTGTCCGCAACCCGCGCATCGCCTCCGAGGTGTGCAAGGGCATGCAGTACCCCTGCATGGGCTGCGGGACCGTCAAGCACGACGTGCTCTGGGAGTACGACCTCGACCGGCGCGAGGTGCTCGCGGTGACCTGCCTCAACCACGACGCCTGCGAGGCACGACGGATCGCCAAGGAGGAAGCCGACGAGGCTGCCTACCTTGAGCACCTCGACCGCGAGGCCGACCGCGCCACCTACCAAGCCGCGCACGAAGGGGGCTGGGCATGAGCCACCCCAACGCACGACGCTTCCACTTCGCAGGCGACCTCGACAAGGTAGCGCCGCGCAAGCGCCTGCAGCTGCACCTCCTCGACGAGGCGCTCGCCACGGTCAAGGCGCTGTGCCCGCCACACGCGACGGACCATATGGTTCGCGCCGTGAAGGCCCTCACCCTCGGCGACTACGTCTTCGTCCCGAACGCCGGGTGGCTCTTCTGCGTGAACCCGCCTGAGCCCTGCGGCGTCTGCAACGGCAGCGGCTGCGCTGAGTGCGACCCGAACCGATGACGTCTGAACCGCTACACCGCTGCCCCGCGTGCGGACGCATCTTCCATACACCTCAAGGACTCGGTCTGCACTTCATGCATCAGCGCAAGAGACGAGAACGGAACCCGCCCGATCCCCCTTGCACGAGCCCACCCCAAAAAAAGTGTTGACCCCCATCTGAACGCGTGAGAGAAAGCACTCGTCGCCCGGTAGTTTTCTTCGCGGAGAGCTGCTGGGACTGGACGAAAGCGGGGATCGCTGACGGCGCAAGCCTGATTGGTCCCCGACGGAAGCCAGCCGAATCGCTGACCGGGACACAGGGCTCCGACTAAGCCCCACAACGGCCTCCGACCTGAACCCCTCACCCGGGCCAAGGACAGAGACCGCGCCTTCCAACGGACCCCGCAAGGGGAATCGAGGAGGGTGACAGCGGAGGGTCGGGACCGCGCGGAACGACGCGCTCGTCCACGAGGTCTGTCCTCGCAAGAGGTCGGGCCGAAGAGAACGGGAAGAAGGCACTGGAGCAATCCAGTGCTTTTTTCGTTTGTGGCGCAGTTTTCCAAAGCCCCTGTTACTGCCCGGGGCATGTGGCCATTCTCGAAGCCCGATCCGTTCTGCGCGCACATCATCGCGAGCCTCACTGCTCACCCTGACGACTGGAAGCTCACAGAGACGCGGACGCAGACCGGCTGGGAGTCCGGTGATGCAGGAGATGAAGGGGCTCAGAAGATCAACGAGATTCGCTGGAACGGCAGCTCCTACGTCGCGCTTTACCGCCGCCCTACGTGGCAGCCTGCTCTGCAGCTCGCGCATGCAGGCGGGGACATCACCCTGCGAGACCCAGACGCTTCCAACTACGCCGGGTGGGTGATCGAGAAGCCAGCGCACGTCCTGACGTCGAAGGCCGACAGCAAACTGCTCTCGGAGGCTGTCAAGCAATGGCGAGAGGGCCGCGTCGCTGCGGCCCTGAGTGCCAGCGTCGCTGACCAGAAGCAGATCGATGAAGCGATGCGCGAACTCGACTCGCTCAAGTGAGCGGTTCGCTTCGTTGAACCAGTACCCGCTGCAATCGCTCCAGCACTCGCTGACCTCCATCGAAGTGGAGGGTCACCTTCCGCACGGTCCCGAGTCGGGGCGACCCGTTCTTCCGCTTGGACGTGCGTGGGGCGCGCTTCACGTCGATGCGAGTCACCTCGTGGAGCGTTCCTTCGACCATCAGCTTGTCGCCGACCGAGATCTTTGAGGGGATAATCATCGCGAGCATGGGACTCCTCTGGTGGCGGCAACCCTGCCGTGATCCCATTGTAACACCATGCGCGTAGAAGTCAACAGATCAGTTCAGATGAACTTGTGACCAGCCGTAAGCGCCGGGTCCATGTCAGCTCCCAGACAAGGTAGGAGAGCACCCGGCGGTTCCGCCGTCGCTGTCGACGAATCGCTTGACCGATGGTCACTCGGTCACCTCGTCGTAGTCAACGGTCACCACCGGGGCGATGAACCGCACGGCATCCGCCAATCGGTCCGCCGCCTGCACCTTGCGCTCAAGGAAGTCGAGGCGGCGAAGGGCGGCTGCGATGGCCTCAGCCTCGCCGTCGAAGACCACGTCGGTCGCCTTGAGGGTCGCCTTCTGCTCTTCCGTCAGTGGCTCGCTCATGGCTTGCTCTCGGTTCCAGCCTGTCGGCTCCAGTCTGTCGGATGGAAGCCACCTTTTCGGAGCCACCCATCGAGATCCTCAATGGCATGCACCAAGTCGAGGACGAAGGGCGGGACCTCATCCCCGTAGGCGTTGGTGCGATTGACAAGTTCTCGGATGGTCTTGAGCGTTTCGTTGGGGTCCACGGGACCTACTTCCTGCCGCAACACGGCGATGTGGTCGGTGCAAGACACGCACTTCACATCGGTAGGCGTAACAGAAGTCCGCGATGATCGGTGGACCATGTGGTCCTCAGATGAAACCGCCCCCAAGACAGCTTGAAAACCTCCCCGAAACCTCCCCGAAACCTTGGCTGCTAGTTTTCTGTTCAGTGCCTACAGGTCAACATCGATGGGATTGAGTTACTGCTCGGCCATGAAGAACGTGAAGAGCAACAACTACTCCCCGGAAGAACTTGCGACCATGCTGGAGAAGATGAAGGCTGTTTGCCAAACCTTCTACTGGCAGGCTGCGAACACTGGCTGCCACACCTTCATCGAGTTCGCGGGGTTGATGAACGAGTTCATCAAGGTCTGCGAACAGTCGGCGGCAGCAGGCGTCGACTTCGCGAATGCCAGCACTCACACAGGGAAGCCCCTCGTGGTCTACACCTACAACGCCGCCTACATCGTCGAGAAGCTGGACTGCATCTTCGGCCCGACCATCAAGTCCAGCCCAGAGGTCCGCGCGGAGTTCGCAAAGATCCTTGGCCGCTTGGATGTCTTCACGCACAGTCCCGATCTGTACGGAGCAGAACAGTGAACGCCGAAGCCTTTGTCGACCATCTGACATCCCTACCTGCATCCAACTCACCTCGCCGCACTGCCCGGGAGGTGCTGGAATGGATCGACGTCCGTCTGGCATCTGCAGGCGCGGACGCAGCCACGACCATCTTCACCAAACCGTGGCAAGACGCAGGGAAGGACGCCGGACTGACGAACAACCAGACCCCGGAGGTGGCTGAAGTTTTCTACTTCATGCGGAGAGCCTCAGAGAGAATCGAAGGGCTGTCTCCCCAAGCAATCGTGAGCATCCTGAGCTGCACCCTTCCATTGAGGGCCCACCCAGAACGCGCCGTCTTTGTGGTCGCAGCCGAGAGACAGCTCCTCGCTCTAGGGGAGGACCGCGTCGAAGACATCATGAGGGGGCTGCGCTGACCCTGACCTGTTGTTCAGGCAGCCTCAGCCGCAGGGGCGCAGCGAGCCTTCTGAGTCTCATCGTCCTCGTTCTGGAGAGAGCGTTTCGCGCGCTCCTTCATCAGCCGGAGGATCTTCTTCCCGAAGGCCACGTCGGAGAGGCTCGACACGTTGGTGCTGAGGCCGATGTGCGCCCGGACATGTTCAGCTGAGACTCCCATCGGCCTAGAGACCATCTCGTACATGCGAAGGCGCTCGATGAAGAGGTCGGCGTTCTTCAAGGTGATCTCGCCCAAGTCCACCGCTATCGTCAGCCAGATGAGAGCGTCAGTCACCGCTCGAATCTCACCCTCTGGGGTAAGACAAACCGTCGCGCTGTTGTGAACCTTGGTGAAGTCGAAGTGCAGAGCCATATGGAGCCTCGCCAGTCAGTGGCAGCAAACCTGCTGCACCCCATAGGTAACTCGGATCCAAAAACGCTTCTCTGACGACTCGTTCATCTGAGGCCAGAGGATCTAATCAGTCGGTGCGCGTGATTTGTCATCACCCAAAGAAAGACTCTTCAGAACCCCCATAGGGAAAGTTCCATCCCGAACACCCCTCATTCTGCCCCTCCCCCTCACTCTTCCCCACTTTCCCCTCACTCTTCCCTCCCCACTTTCCCCTCCCCATCTAGTTTTCCGACCCGGACCCCCGGGGAGGGGGTGCCCGGCTGACCCGGCTGACCCGGCTGACCCGGCGGAGCTGACCAGCCGCTCTGATGATCGCTGATTTTCTTCGAGCAGATCTAGTTCACTTGAACACTCTTGGTTGACAACGCTGCGAGCTGTGTTATGATGTTGGTATGAACACGATCAACGACCCCCGGACCCCTGAAGAGATCGAAGAGTCCTGCTGCCTGTGGGCCGAGGAACTCAAGGATCTCATCGGCAAGTCCGTGTGGGACGTCATCTGCGAGGATGAACGCGACTTCGCAGAGGAACAGCGGGACATCGAAGCCGACGCCCGTCAGTACTTCGGGCACTGACCCACACGCACCATCGCTCACCAAGAAAGCAGGCACGCCATGAAAGCCACTGTTGCAGGAAGCCCCGCCGAAGCACGAGAACACGGCGACCCCCGCCCACGCCTCACCCGCGACGGCTACACCCGTGCCGGAGGGAGTCCGACCCCGTTGCAGGTGAAGTGGGAGGGTCGTTGGCGCCGCGTCTACCTGACGCAGACGAGCAACGCAGGCACCACGTTCATCCGCCCGTTCCTCGTCGTCGCGGTGTCGCCCTGAGCGTCCCACGTTGAGATGGCCAGCTCGTTCGCATCGAGCGGCTCCCGGTCGTAGTTTTCCGAGCCCCGAGCCCCGAGCCCCCGGGAGGGAATGGCCCTCGAAGGACCGGGCCCACTACTCAGAGTCGTCGATGTTGCCGAACTCCTGAATCAGGAAGTCCGAGGGGATCGGCTGCTGGAGGATGAGCAGCTTCTCGCGGAGAGCGTTGGCCTCCAACCCGGCCAGCACTCTTGCGTGCTTGCAGGGGAGAGCCGCCTCCTTCGCCTTCGCGATGCAGAAGCGCAGCGCGACCTTGCTGAGGTGAGGAGCAGTCGGGGCAGCGGTGAGGGTCGTCATGGTCTCTCTCCTGTGTGGCGGCAAACGTGCCGCACAAAGGAGGTAACAGGCTTTCGTGCAGATCTGTTTCGCAGATCTAGTTCACTTGAACTGATCCGAGCTTGACATTCCTGTCCACCGGCGTACACTCAGATCACGGCAAGGATGCCGCAAAGGGAGAGCAGATGGCCAACCTCATCGTCAGCGCCAACGTCGGGTTCGAGATCTTCGACGCGGAGGGCGAGTGCATCGACTACCGCGAGTACGCGGTGGAGGCACAGGTCAGCCCGCCTGTCCGGGCAACCTACGAAGACCCCGCTGAAGGCGGTGAGATCGTCAGCGTGATCACCATCTGCTTGATCATCGACGCGAAGAAGGGCCAGTACGGTCCCATCCTCCCCGAGGGGGACTTCACCGACGCGCAGGTCGCGATGATGGTCGAGGCCATCTACGACAACGTCGGCGACGGCTACTGCTGCGATGACGACTTCGACCACGGCTACGCCGACGAGTACATGAATCGTTAGCCCGTCTGCTCGGCAGGTCAGCCCGGCGGGTCTGCCCGGCGGGCCCCTAGTTTGCCGAAACTTTTTTCTTCTCCGCTTCGAGGATTTTTCGGGAAACCAGACCCCCCGCTACCCCCTCTTGGCACCGAGGCCAGTTTTCCAGTGGAGTTGACAAAGCGGTTTTCAGAAAAGAGAAACCGTGTGGGGTGAGTTACTTGCTGCTCAGTCAGCCGAATCTCAACCCGGAGCAACCCATGTCCCGCAAGTACGAACCCCCTGTTGAGACTGAGGAGCACGGGCACGCACGGGAAACCAAGATCACGCACCCGTCGTTCGGTCAGATCGGAGCGAGCCGGGTTCAGGGCGGCACCCAGCTCTACGGGTCAGATCTGCAGCACCAGCACTACATGACCATCACCATCCGGCGCAGCACCATGCACCGGACCTTGAGCAGCGAGCACGCCTACGCGGGGGAGGAGTTGATCGAGGTCGCCCTCTCGGAAGCGCAGTGGGCCACGTTCGTCTCCACCCCCAACAGCGGCTTCGGGGTCGCCTGCACCCTCCAACACTTCGACCGCAAGCAAGTCCCGCAACTGCCGCCCCCTACGAAGACCCAAGGAGAGCGGTTCCAGAAAGACATCCAAGAGGTTCTGGGGAAGATCCTCCACGGGATGGACGGCCTATCCACACAGCTGGAAGGGGCCCTCCCGAAGACCAAGGTGGCCGATCTGAAGAAGCAGGCTGAGATGCTGCGTCAGCAGCTGCAGAGCAACACGCGCTTCGTCGCCGACATGTTCGTAGAGCACATGGAGAACGTGGTCGAGAAGGCGAAGATCGAAGTCAACGCCTACGCGACGGCGACCATCCAGCGGGCGGGGTTGACAGCCCTCGCCGAGAAGAACGGGGACGCCCCGGTTACGCTCCTGATGCCTGAGAAGACGAAACCCTGAAGAGAGGACGGTGCCCGATGGGTCACGACACCACCCTCCCCAGAAAGAGAGTGCCGACCATGAGCAGCTGGGAGAGCCGCCGAGACTTTGACGCGGAGCAGCGCCTTGCCAAGCAAGAGGCGTTCGACCTGATGTTGGAAGCCCTCGAAGCCATCTCCCCGATGCTGCCCCGGTCCCTCAACACGTTGGCGTGGGGAGACCCTGAGTGGACCCGCGCCATCGCCCTTGTCGAAGAAGCAATCAAGAAAGCCCGAGGACCAACATGAGCATGACCGTCGCCCAGCTCGCCACCATCGTGAACGCCGCCGTGGAGGCCGGGAAAGGGGACGCGCGCGTCATGTTCGACACCGACGCCGCCTGCTACCGAGTCCACTTGGTAGAGGTGCGCGCCTGCATGGAGGACGCAGAGACGACGGTGGACGGCCAACCCATGCTGCTCCTCTCGACCCCCGACTACCACGGCATCTGCGAAATCCGGCGCCGCCTGACCACCCCTGCCACCCCTGAAGGAGAGCCCACCCCATGAGCATGACCGTGAAGCAACTGATCGCACTCCTGAAGAAAGAAAAACCAGAGGCCCTCGTCATCCTGTCGCTGGACGGAGAAGGGGACCTGTTCAGCCCTCTGAGCAAAGCGAAAGCGTCTATCTACCGAGCGGTCCGCCCTTGGTACGGAGAGCTTGAGGATGACGCCGAGCCCTCCAAGGAGGACGGCACAGTCGAAGCCGTCGTGCTCTGGCCATCCACCTGAGGGAGCGCCTGTGAAACACACCATCGGAATCGAGCCGGACGAGGATGAAAGCTTGCCGGTGGCTGGGAACTACAAGATCGTCATCCGTCGGAAGAACGGGGACGAAACAAGCACCCCTCTGCGAGGCGTGGATGAGAACACAGCGCGGGCAATGCTCCCGGCTGTGAGCAGCGCCTTTCTTTGCGGGGTCCGGTCAGCCGGTTGGATCACGACAAGGGCGATCGACCACATCGAGCTGAACAATGCACCTGACGTCGCGATCGTCGTGAAGAAGACGACCCCATGAAGGCGGTGACTTTATGAGCAGTCGGACCCTTTGCCCTATCTGCGGGATGCCGGAGCGTGGCGTGCTGGCCCTCAACTGGCCGCACAACGTGACCGCCGAGTTCAGCGATCCCCGCTGCACCGTCTGCGACTTGGTCGGCATGACCTCCCAGCAAGTCCGGTGGGCCGACGACGAGGACCGGGGCTACGACGCGGAGGGCGAGAGCATCAACGCCGTCGAACATTGGGTGGCACTCGACGAAGCGGGGGCCGACCCCAGTTTTCGGGACAGATGCAACTCCGTTTTGGAGACCCGGGCGACTTCCCTCTGGGAGCCGCGCGTGCCCGTGCGGACCCCGAACTTCGGTCTGCTGATCCGCGACTTCCCGACCGGGCTCGATGCGTGGCGAGGAGCGGGGATCGGAACCAACAACGCTGGGGAAGTCATCTGGAACGAAGAGGACCATACGGACCCTGTTACGGAGGCCGCATGAGAACCGAAGCAGAGATGAAGTGCGACGTCTGCGGGTGCGTCACCGGCCACCTGACCATCGCCAAGCCGCCGAAGCGCCCGAAGGACGAGTGCCAGAAGTGCTACTGGACCCGCGAGCTGAACGTCGACGGGCTCAAGGCGGAACGCGACGCTGCAGTCGCCGAGGCGTGGAGGCTCAACGCGGTCGAAATGCTGAAGAAGTCCGCCGAGACTGACCTGCTGGCGGCGCTGACGCAGCTTGTTTGCTGCGTCAGCCACATGAACGAGCACCCAGCGATGGTCAACGCTTACGACGTCATCAAGAAAGCCCGAGCCCTCGCCGCCTCAGGCTCCATCGATGGGCAGGAGCAACCATGACCGACTGGACCGATGACAAAATCACTGCGTTTATGGCCAACGAGGCAGACCGCTGCGCATCCCGCATCGTCAATGCCCTCGACCGTGGCAACCTGCCGACTGGCAACAGCGACGTCGAGAGCGCCATCAAACGCGCAATCCACCGCGTCGAAGACCGCGCCGACGCCGCCGAGCAGATGGTGGCGGAGTTGCGGGCGGTACTGGTGAGGCGGCACGCCCACGACGTGGCGGGCGGTATCTGCGATACGCCAGAGAGGTGCTCATGTGACGATGACGTCACCGCCATCCTTGAACAAGCCGCCCCCATCGCCGGTCGGTGGGTGTCGAGGTCTGCCTACGACGAGGCCCTCAACGCCATCATGGAGGGCGACAAGAGGCTTGAAGCTGCCATCGCTCGTGCGGAGAAGGCAGAGGCGGAACTGGCGCAGCGTCCAGAAGCGACAGGCCTATGACCACCCGCCCTCGCTGTTCGGCTTGCAGGGGTCCTCTCTGGCGAACCGACTGCCGCCTCTGTTGGCTCTACTTCACAGAGGACGACCGGAACAAGCCAATCGCTCAAGGATTCTGGTGGCGTCGCAAAGAGGGCGCCCAGTTTTCAAATCACTTCGACTGGACCGGGCTGACTGCGCTTGGCATCGCCCGGGTAGCGGCCCGGGCTGCTGTGGGAACGAAGGCAGAGGCCAACAGCACCGTAGGATCCCCAGCCAAGAGCGACTGGTTGCCTGCTCATTCTCGGGCCCTCCCCAACCTTCTGCTACCTGACCCCGCCCGGTACCAGCTTTGGCTGACGACGCGCGCGTACAGTTTTGAGGGTCTGGCCATCCAAAGGATCCCCGGTGACATCGGTGTTCGCCTGCGCTGATCCTGTTACTTCGTCTGCATGCCCGACTTCATGGTCCTGACTGCCCCTACCTGCCAATCGGTTCGCGAGTGGGTCCGTATGGTCCCGTCTGAGTCCATCCCCGGGACTACCTACCGGGTCGAGTACGGGGAGACGTTCAACCCCCGGGGGGTGCAGCGAGACTACTCCTGCACCTGCCCCGCCTACGTCAAGAACGGCGGGCAGAAGTACTGCAAGCACATCAACGCTGTTCGCAAGGACCGCTGCCGCTGGAATTCGCACATGGAACCATATGCGATTCCGGCAGACCACAAGTGCCCCGAATGCGGCGGTCCCCTCGTCTTTGAAAAGGTGGCTGTGTGAACGACGAACAGAAAAGTCCTCCTCGCGATGGCAAGGGAACCATGACGTGCCGAGGATGCGGGCCAAGCCCCGACCCAGAGCAGGACCGCGAGCACAACGACTGGTGCCCTGACAATCCACGTAGCACTCACGGTGGCAAGGATGACGCCGTCGCGCTGCGCGCGGAGAACGAGCGCCTGCGCGCCGCCCTCGCCGACGCCGCTGCGGTCATGTCGTCCATCTATGAGTCGTTCCGAGACGGCGAGAAGATTGACCCCGCCGTCGTAGACATCGGGATCGGGTGCTGGCTTGAAAAGCACGCCCCCGGCTCGCTGCCGGAAAAGGACGCCGTCGTCCCTGAAGAGGAACGGTTGCTGGCTGAACTAGCGGGCCTTGGAACTGGGGTGTCGACCGATGACAGTGCTCATCGGATGGAGCAGATCCTTCCGGCGCCTGCGTCATGACGTGTGCAAAAACCACTCTGAAATGAACACGTCTGCTCGACGTGTTCATGCCGTGAACACGTTTTTAGTTTTCCGCTTCTCCGCTTCGGCGGTCGACCTCATCTGAGGAGGGCCCCTGCACCCCCTGAACACAGAGGGGCTTTCAGCAACGGAGTTGACAAAAAACGGTGAGCGTTCTGTTACTGTCGATCCATGAGCGCGATTCTCAACACGCAGGCGGAGCGCCGATGGGTCACTGAAACGCTGTCGGACCGTTCTGGCGTCGTTCATGACCGCGTGATCGGGTACCTCCACATCATCGATACCCTTGGCGGCGTCATCGACTCGCTCCAAAAGGAACGGATCGACGCGCTGGGTGCCCTCACGATGATCGACACGGGCACAGGCATCACGTTGGCCGACAAGATCAACGAACTGCGCTCCCTGTGGGTTTCTGAAGCCCGCAAGCGGCAGATGCTTCAAGCCTCCGTTGAGGCAATGCTGGCGTGGCCATACAGCGAAGACCCTTCACTGGGTTGTGAGCAGGCGACGGCTCAGGCTCAGGCCGCGTTGGCTTCGGTAGAAGAGTCACCCGGGCCGAGTTACACCGAGGAAGAAGTTCGTCAGGCTGTGAAGTACGTCTCCGGACGGGACAGCGTCTTCGCCGTCGACGACACCATCGACTACCTCCGTTCCAATAGGACTGCGACATGACCGTCAACGACATCGCTGCCATCATCGACGCTGAAGTGACGATCGGTAAGAAGAACAAGGTGCTCGCGACCGCTCTCAAAATCGCTGCGGAGCGTGAGCACGCCCCCATCGTGCTCCTCGTTGGCGACAACGACGTCTGCCCGGTCGCGGGTCAATACAAAGACGACTACGAGAAGGACATGTTCGTCGCGGGCATCCAGCGCATCGCCGCCGCCATGAAGGCACACACCAGCGTGTTCATCCACGAGGCGTGGCTGACGGTCCTCCCTGCGGGCAAGAGGATTCCCACCGACGAAGAGATCACCCTCATGCGAACGTCTGGTGCGCTGCGGCAGGAAGCGCTCATCGTGTCCATCGAGAGGCGCGGGAAGCCTCCAATGGTCGTGTCAGCAATGATCGGCGTCGAAGGAGGTCTGGGCACCCGCAAAATCGGTCCGTTCGAGCGTCTCCCGGGGACCGCGATGACCGGACGCATGCTCGACATGCTGGGTGAGCTTGAGACTGGTGGGGAGACCGTTTGACTTACAACCACGTCATCCAAGTCGACCGACGAGCGCGGGTTGTGTTCCCATCCGACTCGCCGTCTGCGTACACAGACCTCGCCAACGAAGTAGATCGTTTGAACGTGAAAAACGCTGCGTTGGAGGCTGAGGTCTTGGACCTCACCACGCGGCTCCGCGACACTGAGAAGGTGCGCGATCAAATTGCAATGACGAGGCACGGATGCGGATAATTGGAATGACCGGACGGAAGCGCAGCGGCAAGGACACCGTCGGCGCGTACCTGCGGATGAAGCACTCCTTCGCGCAGGAGTCGTTTGCCAAGCCTCTGAAGGAGGCGGTGCGCTACATCTACGGGTGGGGCCACGAGCACCTCGACGGTAGTTTGAAGGAGGTCGTCGATCCTTACTGGCAAACCACGCCCCGGGCCGTGCTCCAGTCCTTCGGGACCGAGATAGGTCGGCAACTCGACCAGAACCTCTGGGTGAAATCGCTCCAGCGCAGGCTTGAGAGCTTCCAGACCGGCTCAGGCGGGCCGACCTCCTTCGTCATCACCGACGTCCGCTTCCCCAACGAAGCCGAGGTCGTGAAGTCGCTGGGCGGCGAAATCTGGCGCATCACCCGGCCCGCTCTCGGAGAGCGCACGGACCACCACGCCTCCGAAATCGGCATGGACGCCTACGTCGCTGACCGTGAGATCCTGAACACGGGCTCCATCAAGGAGATCCACGATCAGGTCGACACTTTTCTTCAAGACATGAACGCAGACTTGGAGTCAAAATGATCGTCCACAACCTCGTCAACAAAGCCTTCCGGTTCGCGGACAGAGCCGTCGGCAAGCTCTTCGGTTCCTACGTCTCGGAGCGCCAGAAGCTCCAAGACGGGACCGTCAAGGAGCACTACGGTCCTCGCGCCCATCTCCACTGGCAGAACCTGAACGACAACGAGCGAGGCAAGCCGAAGGGCGTCCCCTACGAGGGTCGTTGCTGGCTCTGGTTCCGTGGCTTCGGCGAGAGAGACAGGAACATTGGCTTCTCGTGGAACTTCTGGGACCCGCACTGGCTCTTCAACTTCCATGTCGCCTTCAAGGACGACGAGAGCGACGTCCAGTTCGGCCTCGGCCTCTGGCCCGTCTCGTTCCATCTCAGCTTCGAGAACTTCTTCCCGCGCCGGTTCAAGGACTGGTGGCATGCGAAGTACGAGTACAGCGGCCGTGAGGTCTGGATCTATGCGACCCGTGATGAGTCGATCACGGGCGGCGTGAACTTCTGCTGGAACTTCTGGAGAGACCCGGACGGTGGGAGCATGAAGAAGACTTGGCGCGAGAAGATCGTCACCTTCCCCGACGTCATCCTCTCCCCGCTCTTCGGCAGGATCAAGCACTCCGAGGAGACGCTCGAAGACAAGGACATCACCATCCCGATGCCCGAGGGTATGTACGAGGGCAAGGCGAAGCTGAGCCGCTCGACGTGGAAACGTCCTCGTCTGCCATTCACTTCTCATGTTCGTCATGGTGCTTGGGTCGACATCCCCATCGGCATTCCCTACGAGGGCAAGGGCGAGAACTCTTGGGACTGTGGAGAAGACGGCATCTTCGGCATCGGCACCGACAAGCCGTCGTACCCTGCTCTCATTGCCCGTGTCGTTGAGCATGTCCTCAGTCAGCGCAAGAAGCGCGATGGGAACATGTACGCCAAGTACCCCGACCCGGCTCTTCGCAAGACGGAGTTCGAGAAGCGTCGCGCTGAGGCAGAGGTGAAGCGGGCTCGTGGCGAAGACCAGCCGATGAGCGCTTCCTGAAGCACGGACCCTGTTCATCAGTAATTCTGCAACAAAGGACTAGCTCGTGCCCATCCACGAATACGAGTGCTCCGGGTGCAAGACCCGCGTCGAAGTTTTCTCCCCGAAAGAGTCCCCTCCGACGGAGTGCATGGGCTTCTACATCGTGCTGAACGAGAACCGAGAGCCCGTCGGAGGCCGGAAGTGCGATGGCACCTACGAGCGGGTCTTCTCTGCGTCCACGAGCTTCGTCTTGAAGGGCAAGGGCTGGGCGAAGGACGGCTACTGAACCGTCTTCGAGGGCCGGGCCGACCACGCTGACATCCAGTCCTCCCGCGAGGAGTCCACGCCGGTCGTCCAGAACCGCTGGTGCGACTTCGATTGAACGAAGTGCGCCTCCTCGACCCAATACCCGGTGAGCACCCCGCCGTAGCAGCAGCTCGTGTCGATGCCCATCGTCCACGCGGTCCCATACGGTCCCAGCCGGTGGTCGTGCCGGACCGCCCTGAGCGGCTGGTGGCCGTAGATGACCGAGACCCGCCCGGTTGCCCCGCCCGTGTAGCGTTCGGGCCAGAAAACGGTTCGTGGGGGCTGAGAAATGCCGTCTGCCGAGCCCTTCGACTCGCCGGTCTTCTCATCGACGAAGCGGATGCGGCAAGAATTCAGGACCGGAGCCTCGGGAGGGGAGTCGACGGCGAAGCCGCCGTGGACAACGACGAGTTCAGGGTGCAGCCAGATCGTGAGGGGGAGGGCTGCCATCCAAGCCCATTCCTTCCCCGTGAAGGTCTTGTGGACCTCGGGGTGAGGCATCTGCATGGGGATCTTGTACTTCCGGTCCCAAGCCTTCATCGCGTGCCTGCGGTAGCGCAGGTGCTTCTCCTCGTGGTTCCCCAGCACGCACTCCGCGCCGGTCTCCATCGCGAAGCGGACCACTCCAACAGAGTCAGGGCCCCGGTCGACCAAGTCGCCGACCAGAACCAGCCGATCGGTTCCTTGGCGGAAGCCTGCCCGCGAGAGCAGCTGCTTCAGTTCTTGGAGATATCCGTGGATATCGCCCACGACGAAAGTTCGCGTCATGACGCAGGTGTAACAGGATCGGGACGACGCCTTACGGGGCGCACGGAAGCCGTCGGGGGCTGATGACCGACCCGACCCGCCGTGGTATCGGTGGGGACTACAAGTTTTCTATCGAGGTGCCTGTGGCTGATGTCGACCGTGCGCTACAGCTTGTTTCCTTGGCCGAACACCGTCGCGTGGCTGCAACGGGTACTTTGGAGGTTGGGCAGGTCGTGTTGGGATCGACCGGGACTCTCACGGTCAAGACCCAGACCCTGACGGACGACCTGCTTTTCTCGCTGGGCGCAACAGAAGTTGGGCGCTTCTCCTCGGCGGGCCTCACGCTGCCCGGTGCCTCGAACATCATCTTCGGCAACGCTGCCAATCACTCGATCACGACGACACAGTCCGTCAGCACGGTCGGGAGAGCCCTGACAATCAGCGCAGGCAGCTCTCCAGCCACGGCTACGGCTGCGAGCCAGACCGGCGGCGCAGTTCAGATCGTCAGCGGTGCAGGTGCCACAGCAGTGGACCTCACGTTCAGCGGGGGTTCGGGCGGGGACTTCACTGTCACGACCGGGGCAGGTGGGCAGGGCGCCGGGAACCAGTCAGGTCAGCAAGGTGGAAACATCCTACTGACTGGTGGGCTGGGCGGGAATGCCGGTGCGACGGGCTTCGGCGGTGGCTCTGGTGGAGCCTTTCAGTTCACGGCGGGTAACGGTGGCACGGCGGGAACGACTACCGGACCCGGCGGCGCGGGTGGTGGTATCACCATCACGACAGGCAACGGTGGAAACGCTTCGACTGGTTCCCAGTCGGGCGGCACCAGCGGCAGTCTCATCCTGACTACTGGTCTCGGAGGTGCAGCGTCGGCTGCTGCTGCTGCTGGCACCACCAGCAGCATCACTCTCTCCCCGGGCAACTCACAACCTGCTTTGGGTACGAGGCAGGCAGGCAGCGCGGGAGGCGTGATCGTCAGTCCCGGTGCGGGCGGGGCGGGCGGTACCTCCACAGGTGGTTCGAGCGCAGGTCAATTTCTCACCCTTGGCAGTGCGGGCGGCATCGCGGGTACGGTGTCAGGGTCGGCTGGAAGCGGGAGCAGCTTCAGCTGGTCCGGAGGCGCAGGCGGCGCGGCCAACACAGGCACAGGTGCGGCTGGAGCGGGTGGTGCGTGGACGTCGACGGCTGGCGCAGGCGGCGCGGCCACGACAACGGGCGCGGCGGGTATCGGCGGTAGTTTTACACTCACGGCGGGTGTCGGTGGTAGCAGCGCCGCTTCGGTGAACGCTGCAGGCGTCGGTGGGAGCCTCACCTTTGCAGGCGGCGCGGGAGGCTCCAACGGCGGCGCTGGCGGTAACAACGGCGGCGGGGTCACCCTCCGGGGTGGTGCGGCAACCGGCGCAGGTGTTAGCGGCGTTGTGACCATTGGTGCCACGAACACGTCGGCAGTGAACATCGGCGCAGCGTCGATCACGACGACCATCTCAGGAACTGCACGAGTCTCGGCTGGGGGACGACCGGACCTCCTCTTCGTCGATGCAGGCACCGCCCGCGTAGGCATCAACCGAGCAGCTGGTACTCACGGGGCAACGCTGGACGTCGACAACCTCGCGGTTTCCGAGGACATATTCTATGCGCGCCAGAACGGCACCGCTCGCGTTTTGATTGGCAGTAGCGGACATACCCAAATCCAGCCGGGATCGAGCGCAGGAGCCACCGCACTGACGCTTTCCAGTGCAAGCTCAAGCACAGGCCGTCTTCTGGACATGGACGTTCGCAGCACCAGCACCACGGGACTGCGCCAGTTCCTCGGCGGGTCTGGAAACCCGACCAAGGGAATCGAGATTGACTGGGCGACCAACTACGTGGGAACGAACGCAGCCGACTTCGCAATGCTGGAACTCGACAGTCCTGTGATCACCAAGTCATCTGGTGTGTCTCCGTCCACGTATCACGGTGTTTTGCTTGACGCGTCCCTCGGAGGGCTCACGCACACGTCCACCAACACACTGACGTGGTACGGCAACCGTGTCGTCATGCCGAGTGTCACCAAGGCAGCCGTAGGCGGGACGCTGAACGCACGCGGTGTGGAGGTCAACATCGGTACGTTCGGCGGCGACTACGGTGTCGCCACTGGTCTTCGTATCACCGCATCAGGGACCGGGGCACGCACCCAAGTAGGGTTGGCGGGGATTGACATCACCAACGTGACGCCCGGTACGGGAGGTAGTGCAGCTGTCGGCATTCAGGTGGGCACGGGATGGGACTCGGGTGTTCTCAGCTACTCTCCGGTTCTCGTAGCCAGCGACAGGTCTTCCAACGGCGTGACCAGCTTGGGGCTTGTTCCACTCGGACTGACGGCTCAACCTGCCAGCACTGAGATCAGCGACTTCGCTCTGAGCAGCGGAACCATCCAGTTCAACACTGGAGCGCTTGCCCTTCAGAGGAGCAGCAGGCTTGAGAGTCAGACCTACAGTTTTGTCGGAGCATCAACGATCGCGAACGCGGTTGGGCTGGAGGTGTCTCCTCCAAAGGCAGGGACCAACGCAACAATCTCGGCTGCCTCTGGCATCCGAGTACCTACAACGAACGTGAACCCCGGGGGGACGCTTGTCACCACTGCGTATGGCATCCTTGTAGCGCCTCCCACGGGGGCCACGCAGAACTACGCAGGGCGACTCACGGGGCCGGTCTTCATTGGGTCATCAACATCCGCTGACACAGCGGAAGGAAAGTTTGCTGCGTTGTATGCAACGGGGACGACGCTGACGGGACAGACAGCAGGCACTCCCGTCTTTGACGTCATTCTTGGGCCTACCATCCCAACAACATCCATCCAGTACAACTCGGGGAGCATAGGGTTACAGGCCACGACCTTAGTCGGAAACCGAACCTACTCGTTCACCGCTGCGTCCACCATATCGGAAGCTTCGACTCTCTATGTAGCAGGCGCTCCGATCGCTGGGACCAACGCCACCATCGTTGAGAACCGCGCTTTGTGGGTACAGGCAGGCACCACTCACCTTGGCGGCGGCGTAGAGGAACCGAAGCGGGCCCTCTACTCGTTTGAGTTCATCGACGACATGGTTCGGACAAGCGGGCAACCGATCTCAAGCGACAGTCGGTGGGCAGCGGTCTCGACGGGGGCTGTCGCAGGTCAAACATCGGCGCCGATCCCGGGGCTCACGAACAACAGCTTCGGCATCTCGTCGATGAACACAGGCGTCGCTGCCACCTCAGGAATCCAGTACGTTTTCGGCACGACCGATCTGGTCCGGCCCAACTTTGGAAAACTGGTGTGCGGCGCGCGTATTCAGTTCTCGACTCTTTCCACCGCTTTGCAGGAGTATGTGTTCCGCTTCGGGTTCTCAAACACCACTGGTCAGACCGCAGGGACCGACTACGCGATGTTCGAGTACAATCGCGCCGCGCTCGGTACAAATGTCTGGTTCACAGTGACCGGCAACGACGGCGTAAACACATCCTCGCAGGAGTCGGCGGTTGCTGTGAACACTTGGTACGATCTTCGTATCGAGTGGGACCGCACTGCCTCCTCCGTTGAGTACTACATCGACGATGTCCTCGTGCAGACCCAGACCGGCGCACCCGTACCGACCAACGCCGACCTGTTCGGTATCCAGCTTCAGATATTCAAGCTCGTTGGCACCACTGCACGCACCGCGTTCGTCGACTTCGTTTATGGACACTGCTACTTCAACACTGAGCGGTGAGGTGACTCATGACTTTGTACGCTGTTTTGCTTGTAGGTCCGGATGACCCACGTGGACGACCTGTAGGGAGTGTCGACAGTTCGCTGCTCCTCAGAGCAGGTGATGTCTGCCCGCCCAATCGCATCGAGATGGACGATGTCGCGCTTGAAGAGCTACACGCTGAGTTTTCGTCAGCTGTGGCTCTCTCCGTGGCCGCAGAAAGACTGGCTCGCACCAAGGAACGCTGCATCCACCGACTCAAGTATGACGTGACTCGGAACGTCATCGAGGCGCGTTACTCCGATGCCCAGCAGCGTTCCCTGATGATGCTCTACCAAGAGGCCCAAGTGCTCGGGTACGTCAACCGTGTGGCTCTGATTCAGATGGCGATCGACTGGATCAAGTCCGTCCTTCAGCACTACTACCTCAAGCGGGACGAAGTCCTCGCCGCTCCCGACAGCGCAGCAGTCGACGCTGTTGTTGTGGACCTCGCATCGTTGGCGGCAGCCGACCCTCAAGTCAGCCTCGAAGACGTTATCGCGCTCAACAACTGACGTCTGAGGTCTCCATGTCGTGCGAGAAACCGTCTTGGGAACAGCCTCAACCACTCAACGTCTACCCGGTGACCTTGGGTGGGCTGACTGAGGATCCAAGCTCGTGCGATGTTCCATCCTACGAGCAGCCGCAGGATCTGAACGTCTATCCGGTGACGCAAGGTGCCTCGACGACCGTCGGTCCTCCGACGGGGCGCTTCTACGAGTGCATCGATGGGCAACCCGGAACCCTGTCGGCCAAGCTTTCAAGTGTGCCAGCGCCGAAGGGTCGACTTTCAATTCTTTCGTACCCAATAGGGACCATCAAGGTGCTGCCATGAAGTTCACTCCACAACAGGCGCTCGACTCAATAAACGCCGAAGCAGCTCGCATCATCCGAAGCCCCATCATGGACGCATCCTCGACGAAGATCGCCGAGTCGCTGATACGGAATTTCGTTCAAGGCAAGCTGGACTTCATGCTGGAGCGCGCGCACATAGATGCGAAGGTCCAGTTTTCTCTCACGCACGATCGAGAGACTGGTACCTTCATGGCTTCCCTGAAAGGAAGCTTCTGATCACTTCGTGATGTAGACCGCTCGGATGGCGACGGCGCGATAGAGCTTCTGCTTTGGACCCCAGAACACGTCCGGCTTCTCCAAGTTCGCGTCGAGCGTGATCGTCTTGCCAAGCGCAGGGTCGCTACACAGGAAGCTGTCACCGTCGCGACCGACACATGCGATGGTGTGGTCGCCCTTCCCGTCACCGTCGATGTCCACGCGCACTGCGGCCATCCCGTGCGTCATCGCCTCGGCCAGCGTCCCGGCGAGGTCCGCGTTGTCGTCGACCTTCAGTTTTCCAAAGTCGTAGCGCGGCTTGAGCCCGGGGACCGCAGCGACCGACTCATCGCAGAGCACGCCGAAGGCTTTGCAGACCACCGGCCAGACCATCAGGCTGCCGGGGGACTTCCCTCGGCTGTTGACGAGGGCACCGGGCGTTTTGCGACACTTGGTCAGCACGTCCATCGGTGTGATGACCTTCCCCAGCAACATCGAAAGGATGATGGCGGAGGTGCTGATGACGCATCCGCTTCCTCCCATCGAGACCCCGGGGAAGATCTGTTCAGTGCCCCACGGCTTTCCACCCTGCCAGTACTTCACGGGAACCATGCTCATGTGAACCTCTACGTCCGAAGCGGACCTGAGGACCCTAGCAGGGGTCAGACCACTTTCACGATGTGGGTCGTTCGTGGCGTGTCTGATGGTTCCTTGTCGGCGCCCTTCCAGAAGGGTTGGATCCACAACAGCTTCCGCAAGGAGTTCTGAGGGCCGTGAGGCTGCTGACGCCAGTGTCCTCGCACAGAGAAGCGGACCTGTGGGGATGCACCAACAGCGCCGGTCCCACTTGTGGAGGAGCGCAGAGCCTTCTGCACCGCTTCGCCGAGGATGTGGTAGCGGCATCGCACCCGCCACTCGCTCAGGTACTTCTCGCGGACGCGCCGCCCCTGAATCCGCTTCGCGTGCTCTATCTTCTTGGAAGGAACGCCATAGTCCTCGTCGTGGCGAACGTCTTCGCGGACGTTGGCGACGTAGAGAAGAGTGTTGGCGACGAGCCGGGTCCAGATGGGGACTTGGGATGCGTTCGGTCCCATGATCTTTGTTGATATTGGGTCGAGTTCCTCCTTCGCGATCCACTCAGCGATGGTTTCTTTCCCCAAGCTGGCGAAGGTAAAGGACGCGAGTGCGTTGTCGTAGCTCGGGCGCCCGGGGTGAGCGAAGCCGCACGCGATGATGGTGAAGATCTCGTCGGAGAGCGTGACGTAGAAGCCGTCGAGGTCATGGAAGCCCGTGGCTGCGTGCCATACCTTCAGGCCGAGGCTTGCAGGGACAGCGATGTAGCAAGTGCTCTCAGGGATGGTGATGTTTTCAGGGACGACGGTGAGGTCTGTGTCGAGGAAGGCTTGGGCGATCTCGACGGTGAGGTCATAGATGAAGCGCCCATTGGCATCCCAGCGGTGGTGCTGCCAGTGGTGCAGGATGGACGAGTCTCGGGCGATCTCCTCTCGCGGAGTCATCGCCATGTCGTCGATGCCAAAGTCCTTCGCGTTCCTGTGCGCGCTGACTGCTCCAAGCGTCAGCAGGATCTTGTTGCGGTCGATGTCCAGAACGCCGGGACGAGGGTTCCCGTTGAAACCATCCCGAATGAGGGACTGCGTGTATCGATAGAGGTCCCCGATCGTCTTGATCTGGAGCGAACCATCGACCTTCTCGTAGTCCATCGCAGGACCGAGAGACCCCGGCTTGGTCCAGAGTGTCGATCCGTCCGGCATCGCCGTAGTCGGGTCGCTTTCCATGTAGAGCGGGTACTTCGGGTGCTTCATGCCTGATCCAGTAACAGGCCCGTATGGTCCTCAGTCGTCGACGACAACGCGTCCTCTGCAAGCCTGCCGCTTCGCGTGAGCCTTCTGATCCCGATGCTGACCCGCACCATTCCGATCCCACGCTTGGCGGGCGACGTAGGAACGTGTCTTGAGCTTGATGGTTTTCACACCACCTCCGCCATCGCCCACATGACGTCAAATTCCGCAAGGATCATCGAGAAGACAAGGTCTTCCGACCAGTCGGCCTGCTCGGCGAGCCCTTCTTCGACAAACCGGCTGAACAGTTCGGCCATGAGCGTCTCAGGGTCGGCATCCGGGCACAGATGGATCGACCGCTTGATGACGGACCGCATCTCGCCGACGAGAGGCCGGGAGGCGATGAACTTCGGGTTCTCGGTGGAATTCTTGCGTGACATGGGTGTCCTTATGAGCATTGAGCTTGTTGTCTGGAGAGTAGTAACAGCTCAGAAGTAGGCTCAGGACACCAGCTTCGCGCTACCTGAAGCGATATTTGCGCAGATTCTCCATCGCAGCCAAGCTTCAGTGCGAAGAACGACTGAACTACAACCCCCGGGGTCCTCGATGAATCCTGAAGAAGAAAACTCGGAACTCGAAGCTACGGACGGGCTGACTTCCGACGATCTCGCGAGCATCGCCGTCGACCCATCGCAGGCCCCTGTGCTGGAGCCGGTCGTGGCGCAGGAATCTGGGCCCCTCGGCGCCTTTGTAGCGGTTGTCGTGTTGATGCTGGGTCTCGGCAAGAAGCTGGAGACGGTCCTGAAGGTGCGGCACGAGGAGCGCATGAAGGAGATTGCGGAGTCGGCGAGTATCAACGCCATCGAAACTGAGGCCGTTCTTCAGCAAGAGCTTGAGGTTGTCGCGGAGCTGAAGACCTCGCTGGAGAAGGATCTCGTTGTCGCCGAAGAGGCACCTCCATGTGCTTGTGCGGACAACCGAGTTGCCATCGATGAGTTGGCGACGCGGCTGAAGCGGCTGGAAAACTGGAAGAAGCGCGGCGTTCGATCCTCAAAGTCTAGCTGACCTCAGTCAGGATCCTCGCTTCGCCTGCGAGCCTCCATCCAGCTCTCGCCCTGTGCGCAGTTGCACGGGTAGCGAAAGCGCTCGCGGTGTTTCACAATAGAAAATTCTGACTCGCCCTTCCGGCGCCAGTGCGCGGTGCTGTAGCGCACGCACGAGATCCAAACGAACCCGCCGTCGTCGCAGACACCGCAGGCGATCCACGTGAGCGTCACCCGTAGAACCCGGCTCCCTCACACTCATCGCAGTGCGCTCTGTTGCATCCCGGGTAGCCGCAGGGTCGCCACCCCTTCGAGGGGCGGGGAGCGGCGCGCACCGGGCCTGTCGAGGCGACGTAGCTGCCCTTCGGGCCCGCTCCTGTGACGAGCGCCATCGCGGCATCGAACTTATCGTCAGGGACGTTCCAGCACTTCTGCGTGCCATCCCATCGACCTCCGAGAGACTTGATCTGATCCTTCACGGGGAAGGTGTTTCCGGTGACGGCTTTCATGGCATTCTCCAAGTCGGCATTCGTGCCGGGTTGTGGGAGGGAGTAACTTCAGCTCAACCGCGCGTGGCGCGGACCCGGACGTCGAAGATCTGCTCGCCGTCGCGAACCTCGAACCCCTCGGAACGGGTTTCAAGCCAGCACCCGTCGCGCTTGACGGCGGGCCCGCCCTTGGCGCAGAGGAAGGCCGTGGGGGCAGCGTCTGCGTCGAGCACCACGCCCGTGGCGCGTTCGACGATGTGAAGCTTGGTGGTCTTTGGGGTCCGCATGCTTTGCTCCTTGCGCGACAACCGTGCCGCTACGCCGAAAGCCCCGGCTTGAGACGGGGCAATGCGGGGCAGGTTGTGGGGAGGGTCAGCATTCACCCATCCAGTTGCGGGGGATGCCCTCGAAGCGCCCGTCGGGCGGGAAGTCCTCGTGCTCGTCGCAGTCCTCGATCTCGTCGTCGCAGTCCTCGTTGTCATCGGTTGGCGTGGAGGCAAGGATTCGGCGGGCGCCGTCAACGTCCCCGGCGTTCAGGCGGGCGATGGCAGCGGCGATGGCTTGAGTCGGTGTCATGTTGGTCTCTCCTACGGAGGAACCCCGGGCTGACCGGGGTTGCGTTTCAGGTTCGGCCTTCGTTCACTTCGCGTGCTGCTTCATGCTCGCGGCGAGGGCCCGGAGGTGCTTGCAGGTGCGCTGCGCGGGGTTGAGCTTCTGAAACTTCCATGCGGGGCAGCTGCAGTACACGTTGCCGTCGCCGCCGCGCTTGATGGTGTAGACCACCTCGGGGTTGCTGCTGCTGGGGACGGTGGCGAGGACAGTGGCGGTGGCGATCATGGCGGGCTCCTTCGGTGCGGCATCCGTGCCGTGAACACAGCATAACACCAGCCCCGCAAAAGTCAACGCTTGCGGTGAGTTCATTTGAACTGATCTGCGGATCAGCCAGAAAACGGCTTCCGGGCGCGGTGATCTGCGAAGAAAAAAGTCCGCGAAAAATGATTGCGCTCAGATCCGGATCTGCAAGCGATCACCGTTTCGCGCTGAAACGGCTTTGCGACGCGATGGATCTCGTGATGTACGGGGATCGGGGCTGCATGTGGGGCGATCGGGGCTGCATGTAGGCAAACAGTCTCGGGTGCTTTTGCTCGGGATGTCCGAACCTGCTGCCCCTCTCTGGGCTCGTGGCCTCCGGGCTCGTGGTGTCCGAGTTTTCTGCCCCTCTGTCTGCGGAGTTGAGTTCCGCGACTTTCGACTGGTCTTCCGCTGAAGACTTTCCGCCGGATCTGTGAACGTGCGGGGAGCCGGTTACTCCCATCTCACCGGAACGGATTTCGGTGAGGAGCCTCAAATGAACGCAACGCCTGTCGCATCGAGTTTCAAGTCGCACACGGGCCGCTCCTGCTGCCGGTGCCGCAAAGACCTCACGGACATGGCATCCATCGAGGCAGGCATCGGCCCGGTCTGCCGGAAGCAGGACAACAAGCTTCTCGCGAACAGCATCCCAGCGAACCCGCCAGAAGCACTCATGGCGCTCCTGACGATCAAAGCTGACGCCAGCATCAACGTCGACGCGCACGCGACGTATGCCGACCTGCTCGGCATGCTCACGATGAACCTCGACGGGACTGACTGGCGCATCGCCATCCGCAAGATCGAGAAGATCCTGAGCTACGACGACACCCGCTGGAAGACGCTGAAAGCCTTCTCGGAAGTCGCTCGCTGGCTGGGGTACCTCGGTGTCGCAGCTCTCTGGAACGGCGAAGCCTCCACCGGGGACGCCACAGTCACTTTCAACCCACTCACCGCGAGGGGCCCTCGAATCCTCATCGATGGTCCACGCTGCCCCGCAGCGCGCAAGAAGCTTCACAACCTCGGCGCGGTGTACGTCCCATCACCAAAACCGGGTCGTCGAACGATCGTCGTCGAACCAAAGCACCTCGACGCTATCGCCACGATCGTCCAGACTCACTACCCGATGTCCATCGGACTGTCGGTGGTTCGCGCTGAGGTGGACGCGTTCCTCAAAAGCAAGACACCTACGCCGACGCCGACGCCTGCGCCGACGCCTGCGCCGACGCCTGTTACAGTGCAAGCAACCCCAGCACCCGGAGGCCCGGTGTCTTCCTGCCGAATCGAAAAGAACGGGAACAGCCTGAAGATCAACACGCCCTACGACGCGGCGTTCATCGCAGGGTTCAAGAACACGATCCCTTACAAGGACCGAAGCTGGGACGCCGCGACGAAGTCATGGATGTGTGACGCGGTCTACCTCCCTCAGGTCACGCACCTGATCACCCTCCACTACAGGAAGACACCGACCTACGTCGACGTCGCGGCGGTCAACGCAGACATGGCCAGCGTGATGAAGCACGTCGACAACGCGCAGACCCTCGCGGACGCTGCGGCGAAGGCGAAAGCCGCCGCGCTGCACGCGAAGGAACAGGCGAAGAAGCAAGCAATGATCACCTCGCACACCCCGGTCATAAGCCTGCCGAAAGCGCCGAACAAGCCGCAGCCGCAAATGCCTGCCCCCTACGTCCCGTCGAAGCCCGACGTGCTCCCCTTCTGAGGTGCCTCTTGAACGTGAAGAAAGGTGACCGAGTTCGTCTCGTCCACATGCCTGATGACCCGCATCCGATCCCCGTCGGTACCGAAGGCACAGTCCACACTGTCACGGTCTTTGAACGGAGCCCATCTGGGGTCTCCAAGGAGTGGCAACTTGGAATCCGCTGGGACAACGGGCGCACGTTGTCGGTCATCTGCCCGCCTGACATCGTCGACATTATTCCGAGCCCGGAGGTTGTCTGATGAGCGACCCAGAGACGCCTGTTCCTCTGCGTGACGACCCGACCGTTCGGTTGCTGATGCTGCCGCTCTTCCTTGAGCAGAAGGAGGAGGTCGTGTGGGCCGCGCGGTGCTGCAACCGGGTCAGCGTCAACTGCCGCCAAGCGCCAACGAAGTGCGGCGTCTGTGGGAAGCCACCAGTGGACGTTGAGGCCCTTCGCCCCGATGTGATCGTGGGATAGGGTCCGCCAACCTCGATTCCCGGGGTGCGGAGTTTTCCATGAAGATTTTTCCAGCTGCGATCGCGGTCGCGGTTTTCTTCGCCGGGTGCCCAGCGCCTCCGGCTCCTTCCCCAGCCCCAACAGCACCTGACGCGGGCCCAGCGCCTCTCGTGGGGCGCTCGCTCAAAGTCCTCAACCAGTGCGCCGACACGGTGTGGATTCAACAGCAGGGACACACCGGCTCGCCAGACACGACGAAGCTCGCCAAGGGCGACACCGCGACGTACCCGATCCCAGACGCTGGCCTTCCATCAACGCGCTACTGGCCGAAGACCGGCTGTGACGACACCGGCAACAACTGCAAGGTCGGGCAGTCGTCTCCTCCTTGTCCGGTCAATGGCTGCGCCCCTCCCGTCGACTCAAAACTGGAAGCGACGTGGGGTTGTTCACTTGCCGACAAGACGAAGTGCGCAATCACGCAGCAAGGCAATCCTGTCGGCAACACCTTCTGGAATGCGTCCGCTGTCGACGGCTACACCATGCCGTTCCGAATCGAAGCGTCCACCGAGTCCAACGGATGCATGGACGTGGACTGCTCTGGTCTTGACCTGAACCAGTGTCCGACGTCAGAGAACCTCTCGCAGGGTCTCGCGCAGCAGCACCCCGAGTTTTCGGCTGTCGACCTCCGGGTCGCTGGCGAAGCCGGGGCCTGCTTCTCGCCGTGCGCGGTGCTCACGTACCCGACCTTCGGTGGCAAAGGCCAGCAGCCCCCGGCTGCGGACGCACCAGCCCCGTACTGCTGCCCCACACCCCCGGTCTCCTCGGACCAGTGCAGAGGGGGCCCCGTGGTGAAGACCAAGTATGTGGAGGCGGTCCACGCGGCCTGCCACAGCACGGCCTATGGCTACGCCTACGACGACACGCTGGGCCTCCGTCAGTGCGACCCGAAGGTGGAGGTCACGATGGTCCTCTGCCCCGGTGTACCTGCGGTGGTTGTTCCACCCTTGGGCGGCTGAGTTTTCACAGCCCCGCCCAGCGCGGAATTGAAAAGACCCCGGACCATACGGTGCCGGGGTCTTTCGTTTGTGGGGAACGCCACAAAGGCCGAACCCCGCCCCTACAGAATCGCAGGTGCGGGGTCCACGAGCAGTTGCTTGGGCTGCACGGGAGCAGGTTGTCATCTCCGTCCTTCAAGGTCAACGGAGATGACAGGCTGCGGCTCAGGCGTCGGCGCCAGCCTGCATGAAGGTGCCGTCACCCTCGTGTTGGTCCTGCAGGTTCTGCATCTCCTTCGAGATGGCTTCAATGCAGGCTTGGGCGAGATCGTTGGGGTTGGCACCCTTCTCCAGCAGGAGGCCAGCGACGACATGGACCACTGCGCGCATCGTGCGGCGTCGATCCTCCTCGCGGTTGAGGTCGAGACCGGGGACCGCTGCAAGCGCGCCGTGAATCGAGGGAGTGACGACGTTCTGGATGAGGGTGCGGCGGACAGCGTTGTTCTTGTTCATCTGCGTCTCCTGTTGGCGGGAACCATCCCGCTCTGAGGTTGTAGTAACAGAGCGGATCCGGTTTTTTTACACCGGATCCGCTGTAGTTCAGAGAGCGGCTGAAAGTGCGTCGCGCAGTGCGGTCTCCATTTTGTAGACCGTCGCCGAGGTCACCTTGTGCTTCGCGGCGATGCTCGCGGCGCTCTGGGCAACATCGATCAGGATGCGCTGGGTGATCACGTCGTTGGCGAGAGCCACTTGCTCCCCTGCGCAGGAAGGGATTGCTTCGCGGAGGGCGATTCCGATCACACGGAGGGTCTCCATCATCTCAACCTGCTGGGCAGGCAGGGGACGGTCGTCTTTGAGGTCTGCGTCGACCCAAGCCCCTTCCTCGTTCAGCTGGAGGAGTGCGTCGTCGCGCACAGCCTGACGCCCTGTGTGGGCATTGTATGAGCCCGCGCCCGTGCTCACGACGGACTTGCGTCGGTTGCCTTCGCGGCGAGCGTAGAGTTCAGCGTAAGTCCAAGCCGCGAAGGACCACGACACGACCTCGGGCCCCTTCCACGCCTTCCATGCGAGCAGGACACCCTCATAGGCTGCTGCCAAGAGGTCGTCCTTGTCGCTTGCACAGTTCACCCACTTGTGGTGGCGACGTGCGGCCCGAGAAGCGATCGTCATCGCCTCCTTCATCGCGTCGTTGTAGGTGACGCCGAACTTGGTGGTCTGGTGTTCGGCGCGGGACTTGGTGCTGGTCATGTCTGCCTCCGTCTCGTGGGCCTGATCCGTCAGGCGCCCGGACTTTCTTCGGCCAGCATAGCGCGATCCGCATTGGAGTCAACGCTTGCGTTCAGTGCGCCAAGTAACCGAAAAATACGGCTACACGAAGCCATGTAAGCGAAACATTTTCCCCGTGAAAACCGGCGGATCCGGGATCTATTTCGAGGACCGTATGGTCCAGACGGATCACTTTCGGCGATCACACCAGCTGGGAGATCAGGGCCCGCACGCGGTCAATCAGGTCGATGTTCGTCTCCTCTGCGTACAGCGTAGAAAACTTCAATGCCCAGCCGTAGTCCGAGAAGTCAGCGACCCATCCAAGCACGTCATCCTCGACGAGATAGAGGCCAAACGCGTCTGCGTCAGCCTCTTCCACAAACGCAACCTCGCCTCCGTCCAGAAAAGCCACCGCGCGCAACTCAAGCAAGACAGACCTCTGAGTTCAAGTGAGCTGATCTGGAACTTCCAAAACATGAGTTACATCTCGTCTACCGCACGTTTGCGGTGCAGCCGAGAGGCAGAAAGCAGGCTAGGAAAATGTGGATTTTTTCGAAGGCAGGATTCTTCAGCGTCGTCGATAAGAAGTCCCAAGGTCGAGGCGTCGGCGAGGTGTGTGTCCGGACCCGCGTCCTTGCTGACTTCGAGAGCCTGCACCAGCTCTACTTCCCAGAGATGCCCGACGTCGTTGTCGAGGAGCACTCCGACTACCCCTACCGCATCTACGTCGGGAAGCGACAGTGGGCGAAGGTCGCCGCACTGATGTCCGAGGATGTCACCTACGACAACTTCAAGTCGATGGTTGGCAAGGTGCAGGGCTACGACCGCGCTCACCTCTACGGCGAGATCTGGAGCGTCATGTTCGGCGCCGAGCAGAAGCTCGCCCGTACCACCACCACCAAGAAGCGAGTCTCCAATGGCCACTGAAAAAACCGACCTCGATCTCACCGTCACCTTCCAGCGCTTGAGCAGCGGCAGTCGAGTCAAAGACTCCGTCAACCTCGAAGCCACGTCGCCGAAGGACGTCGAGGTTGACTTCTGGCTCGGCGACGAGAGCCTGCTGGGATCGTTGCACGTCACCCTCGACGATGTGCTGACGGCGATCAAGCTCCTGCGCTCGCGCTGACTCAGGGCTGGTCAGCGTCAACGACGGGAGCTGGAGGCGCCTTGGGCGCTCTCGGCTTTCGTGGTGCCTTGACCGAGGCATCAGGGAGTGCCGCCTTGCCCTCGATCTCAGCCTGCAACCGGGACGTCTCTTCATGCAGCTCGGCGTTGGCCGCGAGCAGTTTTGCGTTCGTTGCGGTGAGTTCGCGGTTCATGGTCTGGAGGGCGTCCAGCTGAAAACTGTGCTGGATGGCGTCGGCTTGCAGCTGGGCCACCAGCTTGTCGATGGCTTCGTGGGCGTGGGCGATGACAGCGTTCTGAACAGGCATGGGCAGGTCTCGTGGCTAGCGTTTTGGGTGAGTGGAAATCACAGATCCGGACTGTTCGATGACAAGGGGTCTTTTGAGGCGACCTCCGATGGACAGATTGAGATGATCGGCGCCCGCGTCAATGAGGATCGACCACGAGGAACCCATGTCCTCCATGTGAAGCGTCGCTTCACGGGCCACCACTTCGTCCAGAAGACCTTTGTCGTCATGCCGAAGTTCTATCTTGGGGATGCGCCCTTGGCTTGCGAACACCTCTTCGACGGCTTTGGTGTCTCGGGGGTAGCTGCTGTCGAAGCTGTCGACCCATTCGATCGCACGCAAGGCGGCTGAGACCTTCTCCATCAAGTCGGAGAGCTTCTGGCGCTGCTCAATCTGGTGGTCGTTGAGTTCAAGCTTCCGGCCTCCGGTTGTCGTCTGATTGCGAAGAGCATCGACGATGTCGTTGATGCGCCCGTAGGCGTAGTCCCAGCTTCCACCGCTCACGATGTACCTCTGTTGTCCGTGTTCCAGTTGTGGACCGCGACGGCCTCGGTGTCTCCGGGCTTTCCAGAGATGTCGCAACCCATACAGTCGACAACAAAGCGACCATCGCGCTTGAGGATGCGACGTGGCGCGTCATAGGAACAACGCGCACACCGCGTTGTTTTCCGCAGGCACCACCACTCGACGACGTTATTCCAAACAGCAAACATGCGTGGGTTCCCTACTCCGGGCGGACGTAACACAAAAACCAAAGCCTCTCGCCAACTTTCAGAAGGGCACGTAAGGTGCCGTGTCTTTCAACGGAGGTTCAAGTGAAGCGTCTCAAGCTCGTTCTGTCTGGCTCTGGAACGCGGTACCCGGTTCAGATCGGCGCAGTCTGCGAACTGCTGGACATGGGGTTCACGTTCCCCGAGATGGTCGGGGCGTCAGGTGGCGCGATCACAGCTGCTGCTGCAGCGAAGTTCAAGACCAGCGCGGAGCTGGAGTCGCTGGCGTTGACCCTCCTCCCCAGCACGTTCCTTACGACGAACTGGTTTCCGTTCGGAGGTCAAGCAGGGATCTACACGAAGGACGGACTGCTCAAGGTCTTCAAGAAGCACCTCCACCCGAAGGTCGAAGACGGTCACTCGAAGCTGCACATCGTCACAACAAACTGGACGAAGGGGGAGTCAAAGGTCTGGACGTCGGGCGACCTTCCCATCCGGCTATTCGCGAGCATGTGTCTCCCGATCTTTGACATGGCTGAGATCGACGGCGACCTCTACGAGGATGGCGGCGTCCGCATGAACTTTGCGCTTGACTATGAGGGCTGGGCCAATCCCAACGACGGTGTCCCTGTGTTGGGCCTCAAGGTCCGCAGCCCCAATGAGTCGAAGCCGCGCAAGCCTCCCTTCACGAAGATCGATCGCGCAGAGGGCACCATCAGCAACATGCTGGCAGCGCAGGACCGCGAGCACATCGAAGACGCCAACTGGGCCAAGGTCGTCATGCTCGACACCAAGGCAGATGGCCTGAACCTCGGCATGGGCGAGAAGGAAGTCCGCGCGATGTTGCTTGAAGGGCGCGCGGCCATCAAGAAGGCACAAATCAAAGGCCAGCTCGGATAGTCGGTTCGGCAGTGTAGCTGGCCTCACGACCGGCTACGTGACCGAAGACCAGCCCGGCGATGACCCCGGCCCGGCTGAGAGCGATGACGAGGGAGAGGGCAGCCTCTCCCTTTGTCGTTCGGGGGAACCCTGCGAAGGCGCTTGTTGAGGAGCTGGGTGGTTCAATCGCCATTGATGGGTAGGGGTACGTCACAGAGGCTCCGTCAGCCCGAGTCGGGCGGCGAGTGGTCGTCCAAGTGTTTCTGCAGGCCCAAATCAATCATCTTCAAGGCGGTGTCGACGAGTTCCTGCATCGGCGTGTCGTCGGCAAGGCTGAGATGAGCGGCTATGGCGCGCAGTGCTGCATCACGGCGCTCGACCTCGAACGTCAACTCGTCAAAGTCGCGCTGGCAGTCGGCGATCTGCATGCGCAGGATGGTGACCTCATTCGAGGACAATTTCGACCTCCAGTCTCTCCAGCAGATCGGCGTTCTTTGGGTTCACGATGCACTCCCAATGAGCGACCTGCGCTCGTGCAATACGAGCGTCGTCATCATCCAACGCAACGGGAAGAAGCCCGACCGGACTGTCGGGTGTGACAAGCAAGCCGCACAGACCACACTTCTCAGGGCGTCCGCACTCCTCAAAACGACGAACTCGAAAGCGGTACTTCTGGTCGGTCATTTCAGGTCTTCGTCTTTGGAGGCGTCAACAGACAACCACAACTGGCGTTCCGATAACTCGGCATCGCGGTTCTCTTGTTCGACCCGGTTCTTCTCCGCTGCGATGGCGGCGTCCAGACGTAGATCGGTACCATACGGTGCTCCATACACAAGCACGTCGTCAGTCCATCCACGAGGGCGATAGGGAACCGGGCCCGTGACCGCTAACTTCGCGACTGCTGATGGTTCGCCTTCGTCGTGGAGGGCCTCTTCCTTGAACCGCAGAGCGTCGTGCTCGTCATCGGCAAGACAGGCGTACTCGAAGCCAACAGAGACGATGTAGAGCTTCTTGGTCATGGCTGGGAAGTAACTGACAAGAGCTTCAGAGCGTTGATCTCGTCCTGCGCTGCACTCAACTTCTTGTGCAGGTCGTCGATCGTCTCGATGAGTGTGACGACCGCAGCTTCGGGCTTCGGGTGTAGTTTTCGCTCCGCCGCAGCCCCGGAGGCCCGGACCTCGGCCAGCAAGACCGCGAGGGCTTTGATGTCCTCGTCCACTCGGTCGTTTTCGTCGACGTCACTGTCAATCCAGTCTTGAACTACTCCAGTGTGCTTTCGCAGGTAGAAGCAAGCCGCTGCGCTCCGGTCTTCTGTTGTCGTCATGGTAGCTCCCCTTCTTCATGGTTCACGGCGAAGAACGCCGCGTCGATGACCTTCAAGTCTGCTTGGAAGACGTCGAAGGTGCATCGGCATCCCGGAATCCCAGTGTCGCGAAGGCGCTGGCATCGATCATCGTGCCCTGCCGGAGCAAACTCAATGAGCCACTCGCGCGAGAGCTTGAGCGCAGCCTTGAGCTGGACTTCGTTCGGTGTCATGCCGAATCCTCGGTGTCAGGCTTATTGTACCAAGCAGAGTTGCCCCAGATCTTTCCGAGCGTTTCACGGATGCGATTGGACTCTCGCAGGATGATGGCAGCACGGGTCGTGGCCCCTTTTGAGGACTGCACTGTGAACACCTGACCATCAAGGTCACTGGTGTGGTGCTCGATCTCGTCGAGAGCGCTCTTGATGGAGTCGAGGTTTCTTTCGAGGATTTCCAAGTCCTCGACCTGCTTCTCAGACGGCATGAGTGAACCTCGGCTTCAATGTCTTGATCCAGTCAGCGACGTCATCATGGATGGCTGTGCCTCCCCGGTTCGACCACATGTCCACTTCGAGACGTGGGATGCCGAGCCTCCTTGCCTGCAGCTCCTCTGCGATGGCTCCGGTCGACCGATCCCACCCGTCGATGAGGATGACTCCGTCGCAGCGGCGCATCATCTCCAGCGTGCCTTGCAACCAGAACTCGTCGCCTTCGACTGCGCCGTCGAAGTGAGCGGTGTTGCTGTGCGGGATCATCGGGTAGGCCCCAGCCTTCGCGACGACGACTCCCCACAGACGCGCGTTGTGGATGTTCTTCTGGACGCCCCACGTCGTGGGAGCGCGGTACGGGCCTGCAACGTAGACGAGGAGAGTCATGGAGAATCCTTCTTGATGAGAGCCGCCAAAGGAAGGTCGTCGACGTCAACAAGCACATCGACGACCTCTTCTTTTCGTTTGAGCTACAGGATGGTGTCGGTCACTTTGGAGGCTTCGGGTTCTCAATGTTGATCTTCAATCCGAAGGCTTCCAGCTTCGCGCAGTAGTCCACCACGGACTGAGGCACCTGTTGTATCTCAGGGGAGAAGTTCTTCCCCCTGCCTCGAGTGCCTTCGATCGTCAGAGCGGAGCCGTGTTCAGTCCACTTCCGGGTCAAATGGAAGGAGCTGGTGCCCGATCGAGTTCTGATGACCTCAATCAGTCTCTCGTTGCTCAACTCGCCAGTCGCGATCTGTTGGTCGCTCAACGTCGACAAGAACAGCGCAGTCAACTCACTTACCTGATTCCGCAAGTCGTGGATGTCTTCTTCAATACCCATGAGCCACCGCCTTTCAGAGCCCGATCCGTCGGGTTCTGCGGGGTGTAACAGGCCGATCAGCTGTTCTTCTGGAACTTCTTTGGGTCGAAAGCATCGGCCAACGCCTCATAGACCCGCCCACGCACGCGGGCGATGGCCGCTTGCTCGGTAAAGAAGTCAGCCTTCACCGACTCGACGCTCAACACCCCGTCGAAGAGGGAGATCGCATCGGCAAACTTGCGAGCGTCCTCTTCCTTCAGGTCTTGCTTGAGGGTCACGACGAACGAGGTCACTCGATTGGACATGCGGGCTCCGGTTTCTGGCGGATCACATCTCGGCACAGCCGCTTCGCGCGTGCAAAGCATGCCGCTGCAGTTGTGAGGTGGTCTCTCTGGTCTTCAGGGTCTGAGACCGCCTCCGCAAGCTCGATGAACAAGCTCCCTGCGGCAGCCTGCTTCTTGGCCTCGGCTTGCTTGTGCCGAAAGAGCTGGTCCTTCTTGGACTGCTTGAGCAGCAACTTTGCCCGACCGTGCAGATCTTCCAGAGCAGACTCTGTGTCGGTCATTCCGTGCGGTTCCGGCTGGCTTCGGTACTGAACCCGTCTGGGTACCGCTTCAGGAGCTTCAGGATGTTCGCTTGCGCGATGTCGTCCAGCGACAGATTGTGCAGCGTGGCGAGGTCGGACAGGTACCAGAGCACGTCGCCCAACTCTTTCGACAGCTTCTCAGGGTCCGCGTCGTGCCCGTGGCCGATCTCCTTCTTGAGCAAGTCGATGACCTCTCCGGCTTCACCGGCGAGGCCCATCGCACTGACGGCGATCGAGAGCTTGGTGATGGGGCGGGACGAAGTGCGCGCAGCGGCCTTCTGGTACTCGTTCAGGTCCATATGGTCCTCGTCAGGTCTGGGGAGGCACTTCTCGGCCCACAAGGGTCAAAGAGAACTCACTGTTGACGATCATCGACCCCAACGCTGCTGTCGGAGGAACTTCGCGTGCAGCTTCGATGAGCTTCAGCAGGGCTTTCTTCAGCAGGTCTGTGTCGGCTCTGGCAGCCTCGACCTTGGGCCAGTACCGAGATCGCGCAGCTTCGTATCCCTCGTTCCGCGACGCCTTGTGCTCGTGGAAGAACTGCTCCCACTCAACTGAACGCGTCCGCAGCGCTTCCATCTCGGATGTCAGTCCGTCGACAAGGAATTTCAGGCGGCTGACCTCTGTTTGGAGAGCGATGTTTTCGGTCGCTACACGCCTGACTTCGTCTTCATCAACCATACGCCCTCCTGTAACACGGAACCCTCAGCGCTTCCCGCCGTCGTAGGCGACAGCGGCACCGGCCACGACCATGTGCTCGTTCAGGTTCAGCCCGTCGAGCCAGAGGGTGGCGAGGAACCGACCGTACTTGTCCTTGGGGTCTGGCTTCGCCGTCTTCATCAGGATGGCCGTTCCGGGGACGAGGAGCGTCGAGAGCAGGGCCTTGCTGGCCAGACCCTCCTTCGCGGTCGCCCCGGACGATTCTGGCGCGTTGATTCCGAGCATCCGCACCTGCTTTCGGATCTCCATATGGATTCCGAACCCCACGTCCTTCTGGATGTCGACCTCGACCGTGTCTCCATCGAGGACCCGCACCACCTTGGCGACATACTCGAACAGGGTGTGCCCGGTCGGCGGGGAGGATGTAGGTACGGGGGCAGCTGCCAGTGCGGGTGCGGGTTTCTTAGCCACGGAAAACTCCATCCCGCTCTCGGCGGGGCGTTGGGATCAGCTCTGGGGGAGACATGCCTCGCGTCGCGGAGTGGCGCTCCACCCGGACAGGCTGTCTCAATGGGATGACTCGCGTGCAGCCCGGGCATACGACTGATTCGCGATCCTCATGCGGAGGCGGATGAAGAAAGTCCACACCAAGGCAAGTTGAACAGACTGCTTTCAGGTAGGTCACTTTGCCCTTCACATCTCGTCACACCCGGCTTTGTCAATCACGCAAGGTGTGTGCGTTTTCTTTCTACTGCTCTACGATGCGCGTGTCTTCACCCTTGGAGTCTACGTGGCTTTTTTCAAGTACCTCGGTGAACCGCCTCGTCCCACTCTTGTCGAGAGCTACGGCCCGACGAAGAAGCTCTGCGTCCCAAAGATGGACGGGGTTCCGACCATCTTGGAGAATCCGACGGGGTTCCCGATCGGCGAGCAGATTCCCTTCGACTTTGTCGATGAACTTTCTCTGCTGATCCTCGACGCAGACCCCCGCTTCGAGCGCATCTAGCGCTGCCCGTTCCCTCCACAGTCCCTCCACAGTCCCTCCTCCCAGACTTGACTGAAAGAAGGCCCTCCACATGCCAAATCAAACTGCTCTCATTATCGATGGCGGAACACAGCGCCGGATTCTCTCGACTGACATCCTCCAAGTCGGTGCGGGGATCGATTCAGCGGGTACAACCCTCGCCGTTGGTGCCAGCGCCAGCGCAGGCATCACCATCGGCGGCGGCGGCATCACGACCTCGTTCCCCGGTCCGGTGGCTCTGGACGGCGGCGTCACGACGGTCACCGGCACGACGTTCGTGACGAGCGCCACTTTCCAAGGCGACGTGACCTTCGGTGTCGTTGGCGTTGATGGCCCCGACACCGTCACGCTCGTTTCGACCATCGTCTCCGACATCGTGATGGACGGTGTGTCGGCGGCTACGGGAACTGCAACGTCAGGCGGCGCGAGCACTCTCACCGACTCCGGTGCGTCTTTCGGCGTCAACGCCTTCGCTGGCAACGTCGTGCAGATCACGGCAGGCTTGGGTGTCGGTCAATCGCGTGTCATCGCGTCGAACACCGCTACGGTGCTGACGACTGCGACGGCGTGGACCCTGCCCGGTGTTGACAACACCAGCGTCTACGACATCCGGACGGAGAACTCGCGCCTGCGCAACCTCGCCGACCCGACGCTCCCCCAAGACGCCGCGACCAAGGCATATGTCGACGCTGCAAGCACAGCTCCGGGCGGCACCGACGGCGCGGTCCAGTACAACAACGGCGGCGTCTTTGGCGGCGTGGCTGCGCAGCTGTTCTACAACGACGGAGCCGACCAGCTCGGTATTGGCACCAACAGCACCAACGAGAAGCTGACGGTCTCAGGCGTCATCTCCATCGGAGAGGGTGCAGCGCCGACTTTGACGTCCGCCTTTGGCAAACTGTGGGCGAACTCGGCAGCGGACGCTCGGCCCTACTTCCAAGACGACTTGGGCCAGAGCTACAACCTCACCCTCGATCGGTTCAACCCTCTGGCGGCGGGTGGTGCGATCACCATCGACACCGACCCGATCAAGCCCATCTACAACTCGGTCACCCTCAACGGCAACGCAACCTTCTCGACGACCGGGCTCGGAAACGGTCGTGGTGCCTCGGTTCGAGTCCAGTGTGATGGAACGACTCGCACGCTCAATTGGCCTGCGGGTTGGACGTGGTTGGGGTCTGAGGCCACTGGTCCTTCTTCACTTGCGGCAGGTGACGTTGGCTACCTCTCGATCGTTGCCTTCGGTGGCCTCGACAGCGATGTCGTCGCAGCTTGGTCTTACGAGAACGCTCCTGCGATGGTCACGGGCTCAGGCACCGCAAACCAAGTCGCGTTCTGGTCGACGAGCAGCGCCATCGCTGGCGACACCCAGCTGACCTACAACTCCGGCACGGACACGCTCGCCTTGGTTGGCAGCCTCACGGTGACTGTGGGCACGGTGTCCCTGACGGGCGGCGCAGCCTCCACGCTGGCGACCACGGCAGGTGACTTGACGCTCGACGCGCAGGCGGCGTCGCTCATCCTCGACGGTGGTGAAGCGGCGGCTGACGCGGTGCGAATCGTGGCAAGCAACGCGGCGGGCGGCATCGATGTGGACGCCGGTACGGGCGGCATCACCATCGATTCGACGGGGACGTTCTCGATCGATGGCGCGACGTCGTCGAACGTCACTGTCACGGGCTCGGCCCAGAGCCTCACGCTTGCAGCAGCGGGCGGCGGCGCTCAGAAGGTGCTCGTCCAATCAGCTGGTACGGGTGTCGACGCTATCGACTTGGTCGCTTCGGCAGGTGGCTTCTCCATCGACGGTGTGGCTGCTTCCAACGTCTCGGTCACGAGCGCGAACCTCACGCTCTCGACCATCACGTCGGGCGTGGTCAACTTGACGGCAGCGGGAAATCTGCAAATCAGTGCCAACGGCAATGCGACGACGTGGCCGACGGCGGTTGGCGCAGCCAGTACGGTCTTGACGAACGACGGCGCGGGAGCGCTGACGTGGTCCGCGCCTTCGACCTCGTCGGCTGCCATCGACGTTGTCTCGGTGGCTCAACAGAACCTGCTGCTCGGCGACTTGGTTCGCTACGTCGACAACGTCGGCACGCCGAACGTGCAGAAGGCCGACTCGAACGATACGGCCCGTCAGGGTCCGGTCGGGTTTGCCATCGCTGCAGCGTCTGCCACGGCAGCGGTGACGATCCGGATCGCGGGTGTGGCGTCGGTTCCAGCAGCGCTGTTCGACGCAGCACCGACAGTGGCGGACGTCGGTAAGCGTGTGTTCATGTCAGTCGACCCCGGTAAGATCACGCTCATTGCACCCGTCGCGACCGGCGATGTCGTTCAGCGCATCGGCATCTTGGTCGATGGCAGCGGCAGCCCGAAGGTTCTTGTTCAAGTCGGCGAGCCCATCACGCTCTGAAGGTGATGTCCTCCTCAAAAGGGCCCCTGACGGGGCCCTTTTCGTTTGAGTAGTTCACATGATGGGAGACGAAAATTCTGTCGACCCTGTTACTCCTGCCTCAACAGGAGATCGCATGACAAGCACCGACACCCGCAAGGTCAAGATCGAGAAGAAGCTTCGCAAGAAGGTGACCGACGTCGTCGTCGACGCTATCTTGAGCAGCTCTGTGCATGAGCTGGAGGACCGCCTCACACGGCTTGCTTCCCACGAGACGGACACCGAGGAGGCTCTGGAGGAAGACAAGGTCGTGACCGACCTGAAGGATCGCCTCGCCCAAGCAAAGGGTCCGTACACGGATACTCTGAAAGGCATCAAGTTGCAGCGCAACTTCATCGCCATCACCCTTTCGGAACGTGGGAAGACCCCCACAGTCATCTGAAAGTGGTCAACCTCCCCCCACCGTGACAGCATCGTGGGGGAGGTCTTTCATGGAAAATCTTGAACACATTTTTGCTCTCGCCGGGGTTTTGGTCCCGTTGGTGTCGATGGTGGCCAGCCTTTTCAACACCAACATTCGACATCGGCAGCTTGAGGGGCGCGAAATCCCTCCGAAGCTTGCAGCGGCGGGAGCCGTCCTCAACACGCTGGCAGTCAACCTCGACAAAGCCGCCTCGCTCTCCGCAGCAGCGAGGGGCAAGCCTTTGGTCTCTGGGACTGTGACGGCGTCAAAGGCAGGGCCTCGATAAGACACGCTCTCTTGAAGAGTCTTGCTCCTCAAGAGCGGTCATGCTCAGGTGCTTTGAGAGGTGCCTTTGCAGAGAACTGACCGGACCGCTGTCCTCGATGCAGGCTACGTTCAACTGATTGACTGGATGGGAGCTGAAGAGTCCATCATCGAGGCTGCTCGTATGTCGACGAGCGGCGGGTTCGTCTCGTGGGATCCATACCCTGACCACCCGAAGGGCGACGACGGACTCCTGACCTACCTCTACCGTGAGGGGCACCACACGCCGTTCGAGATGTGCGAGCTGCTCGTTGAAGTGCAGCTCCCCATCTTCGTTGCTCGGGAGTGGATGCGGTCGAGAACCCTGTCCTACAACGAGCTTTCCGCTCGCTACGCGCAGATGCCGAACCTGCACTACGTCCCGCCGATGGACCGTATGGTCCAGCAGTCCAAAGGAAACAAGCAAGGCTCGGCGCTTGAGCCTCTCGACCCTCTGCTGGCCGACAGCCTCGTGACAGGCTTCCGAGACGAGCAGCAGGACGTCTACGATCGGTACGAACGGGCTCTTGAATCTGGTCTTGTGCGCGAAGTTGCTCGTGTGAACACGCCGGTCGCTCGCTACACGCGCATGCGCGTGAAGGGGAATCTGCGGAACTGGCTGCACTTCCTTGGGCTGCGGATGGCGCCAAACGCACAACAGGAGATTCGCGTCTACGCCGAGGCGGTTGCGAAAATCGTTCAGCACAACTGGCCACGCACCTACGCTCTGTTCGAGGAGTGGGATCTGAAGGGGGAACGCGTGAGTCGGACACAGTTGGAGCAGCAAAAGCTGGTCCGAGAACGTCTGAAGGACCTTGAGAATCACCTCGACTTGGTTGAGCCCGGCTGGCGGGGGTAGGTGCCCTTCTGAGCAAGTTTTCCGCAACCCTGTTACGGGAGGGAGAGCATGGCGTTCCGTGAGATTCTCTCGACGGTCGAATTTCGAGAAAAAAAGTCTCCGGAAACGGAGGCTGAAGATCAACACATCCTTGAGTGCCAATATCGGCGCGGGGTGTCGGGGTGCGGAGAGTGCAGCAACTACGACTCGTGCGAAGTGCTCAAGAATCACCTGCGCGCCAAGGTTGGCTTGCCACCGCTTGGCGATGGATCTCTGAAGGACGATGGATGACAAAGAAGAAAGCAATCACGGTTCCGGTCTCTAACGTCGAGTTTGACGAGTTCACGCAAGCTGCCAAAGACGAGAACCTCACTCTGGCGGAGTGGGCCCGCAGACGGCTCCGAGGCGACCTCCGGGCTTCTCCCGCTGTGATGGACGAAGCATTCCGCCAGCTCGACGTGAGCGACCGCAAGCGCGATCTGTCAGACAGGCCAGTTCCTCCGCCGTCCCCTCCTCCTCCACCCAAGCTCGTTGAGATTGGGGTTCGTCAGCCCACCAACCATGTCTGCCAGCACTTCGCGCACATGGTTCGCCAAGACGGCGGACCACCGATGGTCTGCACCTCGTCCCATCAGCATGGTCGTCCTTGCTACTTCTCGTCTGCCGGTGCAGCGGACTGCCCTCTCTTTGCTCCCCGGGCGCGCGGCTTTTCGGGAGTTTGAAACGGCGCGGTAGGGCGCCGAACATTCGCTTGCCGGGATGGGGGTTCAAACCGTCCTTTCTGGAGTGACGACGTCAGGATCGCGCGGTGAAGCCGTGAAAATCGGTGTTACTCCTCCAGCACGCGGGATGGCTCCCGCACGGAGGCAACATGACCGACAAGACACCCAGCATCGCCGCCATCGTCCACGTCCTCACGCATCGCGGCGAGTTCGAGAAGCCTACGGCTGAACTCTCGCTCGCAGAGCAAGTCGAGGCCTACGCCACCATCCACTTCATCGAAGAGGTCTCGAAGGGTCGACGCGAAGTCATCCGCGAGTCCCTCCTTGTTGAAGCTGACAAAGGCGAGGCGACTGAAAAGGGAGGGTTCCGGCTCCCGGTCGGAAACCACACCGTCATCAAAGAACGGCGAGTCGCATCGGCGCCTGATGAGAAGCAGCTGATGGCACTTCTGGAGAAGAAGAAGATCGCCACCGCTCAAGCCTTCGACAAGGTCACCGTCCACGTCGCGAACCCCAGCAAAGTCGCGCTCCTCGTCGAGAACGGGCAGCTGACCGAAGAAGAGGCGAAGGCCCTCTACAAGGTGACTTGGGCGCTTGTGGTCAAGCCCTCCGGTGAGCTTGAGAGCCTGCTTGAAAGCAGCATCCCTCCCGGTGTGGTCCCCGCGAAGAAATCGCGGCGCTGATCTCCCGTTCACTACACCACATCACCAGTTACATCCATGTCAGGAGCAAACCATGACCTCAATCGAACGACTCCCGTCTACGACTTACGCTGCGCGTGACAACCTCCCCTACGCCGACGTCTGGGGCCTCCACGGACTCTTCGATGGGCTCGCCTTCCGGTCGAACCTCATCCTCGTCGGGCCCAAGGGCATCGGCAAGACGATGTCCTTCCAGAGCTACGCAGCGAAGGCGAAGACGCCGATCGTCACCTTCGACTGCAGCGAGGACGTTCGCCGCGCCAACCTCCTCGGAATGTACGTCCTGAAGGGGAACGAGACGCCCTTCATCCTCGGCCCCATCACGACGGCGTTTGAGGTCGCCAACGAGGTCGGCTCCTGCATCCTCGTCCTCGAAGAGATCAACGGGCTCTCGCCGCAGATGCAGAAGGTGCTCAACCCGATCGCCGACTTCCGACGCCGGATGGAGGTGCCCGAGTGCAACCGGGTCTTCGAGCTGAAGAAGGACGCGAAGCTCTGGGTGGTCGGCACGATGAACACCTCGGCCTACGGCGGCGTGTACGCGCTGAACGAAGACCTCAAGAGCCGGTTCCGCATGCTCTCGCTGGGCTACCCCCAGCCCGAAGAGGAGGCCAAGATCATCGCCGCGCACTTCGCGGGCAAGGTCGACCCAGTCAGCATGAAGAAGGTGATGCTGCTTGCGCAGGAGACCCGACAGAAGGCCCTTGAGTACGCACTCAGCCCTCGCGACGTCGTTCAGGTCCTTGAAGACAGCGCCACGGTCGGGATGGAGCGCGCGCTGCGGATCGTCCTCGGCAAGTTCGAGGGTGAAGACCAGACGGTGGTCAAGGCGCGAGTGTCCTCGATCTTCGGTTACACCCTGACTGAGAAGGTGTGAACATGACCACTGAGCAAATCAACACAAAGCACATCACCCTCGCCTCCGACCTTGCGCTGGTCAACGACCTTGCCAGCCTTGAACGCTACGGGCAGCTGCTCGCGATGGAGTCAGAGGAGAGCGTCCTACGGGACCGACTCGTCGCTGCGACGAAAACGGTGACAACCTTCAGCCGCCTCTTGGGGCGCAGGTTGGACCTGATCGATGCGAAGTTCGCGTACACCGACGGCGTGAACATCGGAGCACCAGTCAGCCACCCCTACTTCTACGAATTTGTCGAGCACGAGATCTCGCACAACCTGTTCAAGTCGAACTTCGAGGCGAAGAAGACCTTCTGCGAGCAGTACGTCCTGCAGGTGTCAAAAGCCCTCGCTGCCTTCGGCACGGTGATGAATGACACCGACCGCAACCACCTGACAGGCATGGTCGCCACGATCTTGAACGTCATCGAAGACCACCGCGTCAACAGCCTCTGGGCCATGCTCTACCCGGGCAGCTACAAGCGCCTCGAAGAACACAGCCGCGCCATCGTCCAGAAGAAGAAGGCGACTGCCCACGACGACATCATCGGCTACTTCCTCTGCGTGGCCTACAACGCGAAGGTCCCTTCCGGCGTGTTCGACCGCTTCGAGCCTGCGATGGTCGCTTCGCTGAAGAAGGTTGAGCGCAAAGGTCCCGGGTCTACGTTCGTGATTGGCAAGTGGCTGATGACCCAGATCGTCTCTGAGATGATCCGCATCACCAAGAAGCTCCCGCCTCCTCCCAACGCAGGCAAGTCGACCATGAAGACCGACCTCGACGACATGGGGAAGGACTCCGGGGGAGACCCCGGATCTGACGGGGACGCCGGTGACGGAGACGGTTCTGACGGTGACGGTGACGGTGACGGAGACGCAGGCGACGACGGCGGCGCACCGGGCCTCGATGGTGCTCCTCCTGCCAAGGGCAAGCCGAAGGCCGGTGACGACGACAAGGGCAGCAGCAAGGGGGCTCAACCTGACGACACCGCACAGTCCTCGACGCAACCTTCGTCCCCGGCTTCTAGCGGCGACGGGAGTGGTGCAGGCGGAGGAGCGGATTGGGAACCACCCAAGGTAGACGCCACTCCAGAAGAGCGGATTGACGCCTTCAAGAAGCTCCTCGACGCTGCAAGAGCGATCGGTCAGGCAGCGAAGTCACCCATGCAGACAGCCCTCGATCGGGTCAACAACGACAGACCCTCTGCTGTAAAGGACAACAGCTTCTCGACCAACGCACGGAAGCTCGTCGCAGACGCCTACGCGACCGACGTCTCCAACAAAGACGCCCTCGATGCCTTCCTCGACAAGTCCGAGGAGGACATGGTCAAGGTGATGGACACCATCCAAGAGGCCCTCGAACAGGTGGCTGATCCTTCGGAGCGCGACTGGAGCACGCGCAACGTGGGCGACCGGGTGGTCTTCAGAGACATCGACGTCGCGACACACAAAGTGCAGGCCCTCAAGCCTGATGACCTCCGCACGGTGGCGCGCATGAAAGATATCTTCCGCCGCGTGAAGAACCGGAATGCGAAGGCGCTTACCGACGACGGTGTCGAGATCGATGTGCAGGCCCTCATCGCGCAAAGAGTGTCTGGCCAAGTCGGCCCGGTGTTCCGCACCGACATATCCGGGCGCGGGTTCAAGGTACTGATCCTCACCGACCGCTCTTCCTCGATGGAGGGGCATCCCTCCGTAGCAGTCGAGCGCGCCGCTCGGATCTTGCGAGGAGCCTTGAAAATCCAGAACGTCGAGATGCACTCATGGGGCTTCCACGGGTCAAACAAGTCGGTGTGCATCTCACGCATCGCACCAAACATCGACGTCGCTGATAGCCACGAGATGCCTGCGATCGGAACGACGCCGATGGCGACAGCGATCCGGATTGCGCTGAACTGGTTGAGCGCAGGGTACGAGAAGAAGCACCTCATCCTACTGACCGACGGAGAGCCAAACCACGACGACACCCTTGATGGTAAGTCCGCCTACGATGCCGTTCATCGAGAGCTGACGCGCGCGTCGAAGCTGAAGGTTGAGACCACAACGCTCGTGATCGGAGATGGCATCGACACCGCCGCTTGCCACAAGATGTTTGGCAACAAGCGCCGATGGAGGCGTGTCAAGCAGGGCAAGAATTTCGAGTCTCTGACGAAAACACTGGTGGATCTGGTCTCGACATCGGTTGCCAACCACCTCAAAGGTGGTTGAGAATTCGTCTCACAAGTTCTTAGAAAAGCGGCGCTCTTTGAGGCGCCGTTTTTTGTCAACAGCGAGGCACGCCGAATCTGTTTGCGTGCCTTCGGGACATCCGGCAGGAATTGGCCCCCGCTGACCGAGGCGGGATCACTCTGGAGCACTCATGGCGAAGCAGGCGCGCGCACAGACTTCCAGCAGCGCAGTAGTTCCGACCGGCTTCGACCAAGTCCTCCACCTTCGCCATCGACTTCACCTGCCATCCCTGCTGGGTCTGCAGACGCTCGCCGTCTACGACGCGCTACGTGCCTTCGTCTGGCGACAGGAAACATATGGTCCCGACGACCTTTGCGAGCGGACCGTGCTCGGCTTCCTCTCAGCCAAGGTCAGCCAGTCCCAGCTGGCGGAAGTCTCAGGCGTCTCGCGCCCCCGCGTGAACCAGCAGCTCCGAAAACTGGCCAACCTCGGCTGGATCGTGATGGGAGGACGAACCGGGCGTGACAAAATCTACGAGCTGGGCATCAGACGCCCGCAAGGGTCGACATGGGCCGAAGCCGTCTACGCTGACGCAGTGCAGCAAAGCTGGTACGAGAAGGCCAACGACCACGCCAAGGCTTGCTGGGGAACGTCCTACCGCAAGCTCTCCCCGGCCAACCAGCATGCGACGGCAGCCGATGTCTTGAACAAGGCAGGGGCTCTCCCCGCCGGGTACGTGATGCCGGTCGTCCACCTCAAGCCGACAGCCGGTCCCAAACTCAAGCAGTCGAAGCCTCAGCGCGCGCTCTCCAAGAGCGTCCTCCCACCCGTTGAAAGGCTCGATGTCCCGTTCTGGTTCCACCCGCCTCTGACCGACTCAGAAGCGCGCGATGTTCCCGGGAAGACCGACGGTATCCAACTCAATCTGCTGCAACCCCTTGAAAACGCAGCAGTCTGGAATTTTTCCGGTAACATCAGATGTCCGCAAGCGCTCGATGTCCCCGGCGAGCGAAATGAGACCGAAACCGTCGAAAGCGCATCGGCTAAGTCCCTGAATTATGGAGGGTCGGAAAGCGACAGCGCCGAGTTGCGATGTTCTCTCAGGGAACATCAGATGTCCCCTGAGAGAACATCAGAAACGGGGTACGACATCGACTTTCAGCCGGGTTTTCAGGGAGTTACGACGGCTGAAAATCCGTACATACATAGTGGACATAGAATGCCTTCCCCTACGGGGAAAGGCTCAAATACTTCGTATTTGATCCTTTCTCCCTTCGGTTCAGGCAGCGAACCTTCGGCAGCCTTCGTCTGCCTCGGTCGCAGTCTCGATTCAGGATTCTCAGCTTCGCCGCTCAACTCGTTTCCGCTGCTGAACTCGAACTCGTTGTTGAACTCGTTTCCGGAGCCGGAGCCGGAGCCGGAGCCGGAGCCGACCCCCAAACCCCCAGTTCCGCTCGCCCCCCTTTCCCCCGTCGAGCCGAGTCCACGGCTGTCAGCGGAAAACTTGGGAACCTCGGTTACAGGCTCGGAGGACCCACCCCGAAACGAGGAACCCCGCGTGACGCTCCCAAACCGCACCAGAGCCTCAGACCCGACCCAACCCCCTACCGGTACCCCAAGCGAGGCTCCTGAGGCCGTTCCCGGGGCTGGAGAGGCCCTTCCGGCTGTCCCCCCTGACCTCTCTGCGGTGATGGCGGTGGTGGAGCAGGCCAAGCAGCGGAGCCGGGCTGCGGTGGAGGCAAAATTTCAGAAGCAGCGGACCAAGGAGCGCAAGAAGGCCAACTTGACCAGCGATGCCCCGTACCGAAGCCAGAAGCCCGCAGCGCAGCGCATCGAGCTGGCGTGGCGCGAGGAGATGGGTCAGGCATTCCCTGACGTGCCGCAGATCACGTGGTTCAAGCGCGAAGGTGGGAAGCTCCTTGCCCGCAAGGAGGGGAAGCTGATCACTGACCTACTCGAAGGCTACGGTGGTGACGAGGCCACGGTGGAGCACCTTGTGCGAGGGTTCGTGACCCACTGGGACAAGTTCGGTCCGCTCTTGACGAAAACTCGCGACGGCGTCCCGACCATCGGCCTGCTCTACGCATGCCACGCCTCGGTCTTCGCTGAACTGCGACGCCTCATCAAAACCCCGATGAACAAAACCGAGTACGCGGAGTGGCTGGCGACGGTCAAACACGATCCGTTTGCGGTTCCTCCTCCCGAGCTGCTTGCGGCTCATCGGGCGACGAAGGCGGGTGTCAAGAAATGATGGCTCCCCCGGCACCTCCCCAGCCTCCGCTGATGGTGTGCGACGAGTGGGCCCTGCGTCGCATGAACGTACCTGAACGCCTGTGGGGTTCGATCTACCAGAAGCTGACTCTGGAACTGAAGCGTCCGATTCACCGCTACGTCGCCAACATCCATTCGATGCTTCGCCGAGGGGTGGGCTTCTGGATCTTTGGCCCCGCAGGATCGGGCAAGACCTGCGGTGGCATCGTGATCCTCAAAGCCGGTTGGGAACATGGCCACGTCGGTTACTACACGACGGTGAAAGAGCTTCGGCAGTCCCTCAAAGAGAACGAAGACTTTGACTCGTCAGAGTCCATCATGTCTCGTGTACGCACGGTCGACATCCTCGTCATCGACGACCTTGCAGCAGACGACTTTCGCAACTTCACGTTCGGCATTAGCGACGTGGAGCATCTACTGAAAAGCCGGTCTGCGCGTGGGAAGACCACGGTGCTCTCTACCAGACTCGGACCAGAAGACTTTTCAATCGACTACCCGTCGATCCTTCATTCCATGCGCGGAACCTTCCACGCGGTCTCCTGTGAAGGAGCCGAGCGGCAAGATGAGGCGTCGTTGCAACTCCGAAAAGACCTTGGGGGCTGAGTGGCCGATCTCGACCTGTCGCTAGTCTCCGCAGTCCTTGCTGGAGGCAAGCAGAGCATCCGTCTTCTTGCTGAGAAGGGCTTCCGAGCTGACCTCCTTGAAGGGGATGGCAAGGTCGTCTACGACTTCGCCACAGCGTTCTACAAGACCTACGACGACGTCCCGTCGGCTTCGCTGGTCGAGCGAGAGACCGGGGTGCTCGTTCCTGCCCCGACGACCGATCCGCTCCCGTACCTGATCAACGCTGCCTACGACCGGAAGCTGCACACCACTCTGCACGGTGGTGTGAAGCACCTCATCAACCTCCTCGACTTGGGGGAGCCTGCGAAGGGTCAGGCTGCTGTCGAAGACCTGCTGCGCGAGATGCGCAAGCTCGACACCCGGACGGCTCTCGTCGAGAGCATCCCCGGCTTGGGTGGGAAGGTCATCGAGTACTACGAGAAGATCAAGCGAGGCGAGCGCGGCATCCAGACCCCGTGGCCGACCATCAATGACTCGACGCTGGGGCTCTGGCCGGAAGACCTTGTCCTGTTCGTGGCCCGCATGGGTATCGGCAAGACGTGGTCGGCGATCCTCCTCGCGGGGACGGCATGGGATCAGGGCAAGAAGGTGCTCATCGCGACGACAGAAATGTCGAAGGAAACGATGGCGATGCGCTACCTCGCCACGAAGTTCAGGATCCCTTACGGCGACTTCAGACGCGGCAAGCTCGACTCGTTCACGGAGAAGCGCATCCGCGACGGCATCAAAGCGATCGAGAACAGCCCCAACCTGAACATCGTCGGCGGCGACTTCGACTTCAGCATGGACTCGTTCGCAGGCATCGTGATGGATGAGAAGCCGGACCTCGTGATCGTCGACGGCGCGTACCTGCTGAAGGTCCACGGGCTCACCCGGACCGAGCGAGCTGCCAACGTCTTCGACGAGCTGAAGCGCATCGCCAAGCGCAGCAAGGCAGCGGTGGTGGCGACCATGCAGTTCAACCGCGAGGTGAAGGTCAACCAAGCCAAGACGGTGCAGGCGGACAGCATCGCGATGACGGACGTGGCAGGCTGGAACGCTGACCTCATCTTCGGCCTTATCCAGACCGAGGAGATGAAGAAGAACCGCCGCATGGCTTTCAAGCCGCTGAAAGTGCGCGAGGGCGAGAGCGAGGAGATCGAGTGCAACTGGGACTTCGAGCGTATGGACTTCTCTGAGATTCCGAAGGCAAACTTCGGCGGTTCCCCCGCGTTCGCCCCATCTGGCGTTCCGAGCGGGCCTGACGCGGCTGCTGACGACCCTATCGGCGACCTGTTCTAGGAGGTTGGTGTGGCTGAAGACGGATTCGAGGTACCAAACTACCCCATCATCTTCCGGCACATGGTTCTTGCCATTTTCTTGCGCGCGGACTTGCCTCGCGCGCGCCCCGCAAACAGTAGGAACAAGGTTCCTGTGAAGTCGTCACCGAACACAGACAACTTCGACCCGACCAAGTTCAACGCCGCGATGGACATCGCCCTCGCCCAGCTCAAGAAGTACCGTATGGTCTCTGAGTCGAGCAGCCGAGAAGCCATCTCGCTCACCTCCTACGGGCGTGAGCGGGACTCCGTTCACCGCCGCGAGCAGGGCGGCGCCACGAAAACTAAGCGGTTCGACAAATTCTACGTTCAGCTGCTCGTTGAAGAACGAAAGCGTGTCAACAAGTCGGTCATCGACATCACCTGATCGGTGTTACAGGGGGTGGCATGCAAGCCGAGGACATCACCTACCTCTTGGATAAGATTGGGTGCAACCGCATCCGACAGAACATGTCTGGATGGGTGAACGCTTCCTGCCCGTTCGCTCCATTTACGAAGCTGCACAAGACGCGCGAAGACAAGAGTTCCTCCTTCGGCATCCGTATTGACGACGGGCCCAGCCACTACCGCTGCTTCACCTGCAACGCGAAGGGCTCTGTCCTTGAGTTGCTGACCCGGCTGCGGTCCCTGATGACCACCGGGGGCCACGACACCGCTGCGTTCTCGGAGATATTCCAGTGGGTTCTGGCGAAGGACCGTGACTCGATGTCGTCAACCGACATCCTGAAGGCTGCGCTTGAGAGGGCCGAACGTCGCCCAACCGGGCCGATGGACGTGGGCGGCATCCGGCTCTCCGCGAAGACCGCACAGGCTGCGCTTGGCTACGCCTACGACGTGCCGGAGACTGTCTTGGCAGAGGATGACTTGCTGGCCTTCGACCCTCTTGACGGCGAGTCGTTCGACTACCTCAAGGGCCGAGGGCTCGATGAGAAGTCCATTGCTGATTGGGAGTTCCGCTGGCACCGAACGGCCCGTCGAATCGCCATCCCCATTCGCGACTGCAAAAAAAGACTTGTTGGAATCTCAGGTCGTTCACTTGAGGGGGAAAGCAAACGAAAGTTTTTGCATTCTCTCGGCTTCCAGCGCGACCGCTACCTCTACGGAGAGGTCCGACTGAAGGAGGGCGGCGAGGGAACCGGCGTCATCGTCGAGGGATTCTTCGATGCGATCCACCTCTGGCAGCACGGCTACCAAGGCGTCGCCATCATGGGGACGCACGTCAGCCGCATCCAGATCGAGAAGCTCGTTCGCTTCTTCAAGAACATCGTGATCCTCCCCGACGGCGACACCCCCGGGCTCGAAGCAGCGGACCGGATGAAGGACGTCCTGCTCACGCGCATCCCCACGCGCATCGCAAAGATCCCGATGAACCGCGACCCGGACGAACTCTCGGCTCTGGAGTTGGCTGAGACCCTTGGATCACCGAACGCCGTTGGAACTCACTGAGACCCTGTTACATCTTGGGTGCTTGGACGTCCCGACAAGCACATCAACCAAGGGACAACAGCAAGTGCTTCCCAGACGGAAGCCGAAGGAAAAACAATGGCTGGAAAGAGTTGGTACTCGACAGGTTTCTCGAAGGACAGCGGCGGCGGCAAGAGCGACATGTTCACGTGGGAACCGGACCGGGTCTGGATGCCTGCCAAGGACTCTCGCGACTTCGTCTTTGTTGACGATGCACCGTTGAATTGAGCGGCCTTGGGGAGTGATCCCCAAGTGAAGAACGGCGTTAATTCAGGGGAACTCTCTGGAGGGTCCAGAGACAATCCTGAGCGAAGCCAAGGGGTTTTATGTTGGTTGACAGTCAAAAAGTCACAAGCATAAAGTCCACCTCTAACGGAGGTGGCCCTTGGAACGTGCAGAGACTATCCCGCAAGGGAGTAGGGGCCGAGCGGCCTCGAAAAGCGCCGGGTCTGTTTGTGTTGCCTGTGGGGAGTGCCGCAAGATTCAAGCAAAAGGCTTGTGCTTGCGCTGCTGTCACAAAGAACAGCACTACAGATCGTGATATAGTCCGACCTCTCAGGCGACTGAGAGAGGCCAAGGTGAAGCGTCTTGGCCGCAACACAAGTGTCACCTTTGACGAGCACAACCTGAAGCTCAACGGGAACTGGAAGAACTGGATCACTTGCCTCGCGCCGGTGACCGAAGATGGCGAGCCTGCCTGCTGCCAAGTCGCAGGAAAGGACTCGCGCTACCGCGTCTCGATGCTCACGATTGTCGACACCTCGAAGTGGACCGACAAAAAGGGCACCGTCCGCCAGTACGAGATCAAGGTGCTGCCTGCGAAGTTCAAGACTTCGCAGAAGCTCGACCGCAAGATGCAGGACTTGGCAAAAGACGGGAAGTCGCTCATCGGGCGGCTCTACAAGGTCACCCGCGAGACCGACAAGAGTCCTGCAGTCGGAGACGACTACGAGTACACGCGCGACGTCGACATGACGAAGCTGTTTGACCTCGTGACCTACAAGGGAAAGAAGCTGGCCGACCTCTACACCGCTGCTGACGAGAGCGCAGAGGCGTTTGCCAAGCTCTCGCGCGTGTTCGCCATCAGCAAGGGCGCCGACGGGAAGATCGTCCGGAAGCTTGTCCCCTTCCGCTACGACGCGATCTACGCCCCGAAGACCCCGAAGGAGGTCAAGGATCTGTTGGGAGGCTTTGACGCCTCTGAGAACACCCGCGACTTTGACAGTGGCAAGGGTTCAACAGCAGCTGTCGACGACGAAATTCCGTTCTGACGCGCTGCGTCTGAGCATGGCTCGTGTGCAGCAATTCCTGCTGCGCACGGGCTTTTTCACAGGGTGCTGCCATGCGTGTTTTGGCTGTCCGCCTCCATCGCGGACTGAACAAGATGGATGTCCTCGTTCAGTTTTCTGAGGGCTACTTGCGCATCCCAATCTCGTGGATGACCCGCGTACCGACCGACCTTCCTCCGGTGGATTGGTACGCAACTGTCCGTCGCGAGTGCGAGTTACACAAGGCACGGACCTCATCTGCCCAGCATTCCTTGCGGGCGTTGCACAACTTTCAGGCAGGGCGCCTAAAATGAAGATCGTCGTGGACACGCACGCGTGGATTCCGTTGGCAGAGCTGACACACATGCAGCGAAGCGCACTCAAGGCCACGCTCACCGTCACTCCTCGCGCTTTCCCCGGGTATCCGGGCCCACCTCCTGCCCCTATCCCGCTCTACGTTGAGAAGCCCGACTTCATCGGGATTCCCCGTTCCTACTTCATGGCGAACCGTAAGGAACACCATGAGATCGTCGACATGACGACGACGGGTCGCCAAGACTTGTGGGACGGCCCCTTCACGTTCGCCGGTTCTCTTCGACCGACTCAGCAGGAGGCGATCGACAAGATGTCCGCTGCCTTTGGGAACGGCTTCGGTGGAGGCATCATCCGAGCGACCACCGGATGGGGGAAGTGCTTGCATCCCGACACCCCGGTGCTTCGCTTTGATGGGACGCTGGTTCCGGTCAGGACCATACGGGCCGGGGATCTGCTCATGGGACCGGACAGCACTCCTCGCCGGGTAGAGGCTGCGAACGCTGGGCACGGTCCGATGTACCGGATCACACCGACCATCGGAGACCCGTGGGAGTGCAACGACGCGCACATCCTGACGCTGGTGGACACGAAGACGGACGCAGTTCGTGACATCCCCTTGCAGGACTACCTGAAGCTCCCCCCGAGCTGGAAGCACCGCCTCAAACAGTTCTCACCTCCGACGGGGGTCGACTTCCCGTCAGCAGAAGCCCTGCCGCTGGACCCCTACTTTGTCGGCCTCTGGTACGGGGACGGAACGAAGGCCCTGAACGGTGTCGCCGTCAGCAAGCCTGATCCTGAGGTTTTGCAAACTTGCCACGACATTGCCGCCAAGTTCGGTCTCCACGTTCGTACTGAAGCGATCGACGGAAAGTGCCCAACGCATCACCTCTCAGGTGTCGCTGGGAAACCCAACGCGCTCCTCAACATGCTCCGCGTCATCTACGGCGACGGCACCGCTCTGCCCCACCGATACCTGACAGCGTCGCGCGCCGATCGACAATCATTCTTGGCTGGGTACTTGGACTCAGACGGCTACCACAACAATGGATGCTACGAGGTTGTTCAGAAGAACAAAGGATTCGCCAACGGCATTGCCTTCACCGCTCGGTCTCTGGGGATTCGCGCGACCGTCCGCCTCAAGGAAGTGAACGGGGCTCCCTACTGGCGCGTGAAGTTTGCAGGCGATTTCTACGGGCTCCCCTTGCGGATTCCGCGCAAGAAGCCTCGTCAGCGACTTCAGTTGAAGGTCGCGACCCGCACAGGGTTCTCCGTCGAGCGTCTTCCTGACGGGGACTTCTTCGGCATGGTCCTCGACGGGGACCATCGCTACCTGCTGGGTGACTTCACCGTCACGCACAATACTGTCTTCGCGTGCGCGGCGATGGCTCGAATGAACTGCCCGACTCTGGTGATCGTCCACAAAGAGTTTCTGCTGAATCAGTGGCGCGACCGCATCGCTCAGTTTCTCCCCGGAGCGAAGATCGGGATCGTTCAGCAGGACCGAAGTGAGTTCAAGGGCTACTCCGTTGCCATCGCGATGGTTCACAGCTTGGTGGGCGACCGTGACTACGGCGAGGACTTCTGGGACTGGCCGGGGCTGGTCATCACCGATGAGTGCTTTCCTGCTGGAACAACACTCGCTGTAGGCGACGGGTCGAAAAAGCCGATCGAACAGTTCGCTATCGGCCATCCCATTTTGAGTGCCGCAGGCGACGACACTGTGACGGACGTGATTCGACGAAAGGTGCCTTCTACAAGGCTGCGCCTCCTGCGTTTGTCGGATGGTTCTGAACTGGTCTGCACCGAGGAGCATCCCTTTTTGAGTCTCTATTCAGGTTGGATGCCTGCAAAAGAGCTTGCGGGGATGCTTGTGTTGACGTCTGCCGGAGGCATCGATACCCTGTCTAGTCATGGTACGGAAACACCTGACTCCTCTGACCTGCAAAACGTGCCTGAAGCCTTCCTCAGTTCGGAGAGGGCGTCGGTACTGCTCTCAAATCTGTACCGGCAAGGCGAAACAGCGAACGGACTCTCTTCCCCTATGCGAGTGGTGTGGGGTGGTACGCACAAAGAGCAGACGATCGAAATTCTGCGGGAGCAGCTGTCGCTTGAAATTCTGGACGCAGCAAGCTCATCTAAGGGGTCCAGAGAATTCCCTGCGAGTTCAGGAGTGGCATCGACTTCACCCGAATGTTGCGATCGAAGCGTCTACTCGGATGCTATTGAACAACCCGATGCGTTCGGAAGCAACCCGAACGAAGGTGTCGGCGACCCTTCGATTGATAGGGCACAGACCTCCCGTGCAAGGCGGGAATGGTCGGGGGCTGACACTCCCCCAGCAGATGCTTCTCAATCTGTTGGGGAAAGGGTGGGAGGCCGAGCGGGTCGTTCGTACCAACCAGCCTCGCATCAACGCGGACCGTCTGCCGAGCCACTTCAAGCTGGACCTCGCGCTGCCAACGGAGCGCCTAGCGGTGGAGATCGATGGCCGGAGTCATTGTTCGCTGCAGGCGCAGGAGCGAGACCAGAAGAAAGACAAGTGGCTGCGTTCTTGCGGGTGGACAGTGTTTCGCTTCTCCAACCAGACGATTTTGTCCGCCTTGGAATCAGTGTTGATCCAGATACAGGGTGCGTTGACGTCTTCAACATCTCCGTGAAGAAGCACCCTTCATACGTTCTTCAAGACTCGAAACTCCTTGTACACAACTGCCATCGGACGGCGGCAGAGTCTTGGTCGCGCGCGCACACCCGGTTCCGCGCCCGCTGGCGCTTGGGCGTGAGCGCAACCCCTCGCCGCAAGGACGGGGCGGAAGAGGTCTTCCTGAAGCAGATTGGCCCCGTGATTTTCACCTCTGCCGAGCAGCGCATGAAGCCAAAGGTGCGGCGCGTGTGGACGGACTTCAAGCTCATCCAGACCCCGACCCTCAATCCTGATGTCATCTCGAAGAACGTCCTCCTCAAGTTCATGTGCAGCAACGCGGCGCGAAACAAGATGATCGCCGAGCAGATCGTCCTCGCAGTGGTCGCAGGCCGGAAGCCCATCGTCCTCTCAGAACGCCTCAATCACCTCGACATGCTGGAGGCGCTGTTCAAGCAACTGTGGAAGACGGGGCAGTCGACACCCGTGCCGACAACCGGCTTCTACGTCGGCGGCATGAAGGAGGAGGAACTGGAGACGGCTGCGGAAGCGCAGGTCATCTTCGCGACTCGCCAGTTTGCCGAAGAGGGACTCGACATCCCCATGCTCGATTCGATCTTCTTGACCACGCCGTTTTCGGACGTTGAGCAGGCGGTGGGTCGCATCCTTCGCCCCATCGACGGGAAGAAAGACCCCATCGTGGTGGACATCATCGACCCGAAGGTCAACTTGTGCGTCAAGTCGGCGACCTACCGAGATCGCCTCTACAAAACGAAAGGGTGGGAGTGAGCCCTCGGGAACCCTGTTACTTCGACAAAAGCACGCAGTCACCGGGAGTTCCACATGCAGCCGACCGTCGTTCCTTCTGCCCTCGACCAAGCCGTTGACTCGGCTATTGCCGCAGTCAACGCGCAGGTGGCAGCAGCCGAAGCGCTGATCCAGCAGACCGCCGCTCCTTCTGAGCCAGAAGCGTCCGCTGCCCCTGCAGCGCCACCACCGGCTGACGTCACCACAGTCACCACAGTCACCACTGTCGCCAGTCTCACTGCCGGTGATGCCGTCACCATCAAGGGTGTTCTCGTGACCCCCGAGACGCACCTGTACGAGAACGGAGTGCCTCTGCTGACGCCTACGGGCCGTCCTCGGCTCAAGCCGGAAGCGCGCAAGACGAAAGCACCTCCGAGCGAAAGCATCCGTGTCTACCCGTCCGGCAAAGCAGCACGCGCCGAGCCTGTCGCTCTCACCGACTCTGGCGTTATCGGAGTGCCTGCCGCAACACCTCCAGCTCCGGCTGCCGCTCCTGCCCCGATTCCGCAGACGGTGAAGCCGACGACGGCGACCGTGACGACGGTGTACGGGAAGATCGGCCTCCCAGCGACGAAGGACGAGGAGATCGCGGTCCGGACCTTTGTCAGCACTCCAGCGATGGTTGAGATCGGCTACGGGCTGACGCTGAACATCGGCAACTACGAGAGCGCGCGCATCGACGTCCGCATCTCACTCCCCTGCTACCCCGAAGAGGCCGACGGCGCCTTCTCTTTCGCGAAGAAGTGGACCGAGGAACGCATCCAGACCGAAGTCAAAGCGATCCGCCAGATCGCATCCGGAACCAAGTCCAACACACCTTTCTGAGAAGAGGCCCTATGGCATCCAAGAAGAAGAAGCCTACTGACGTAGACGTTGACACTGACGAGACTGCATCTGCAGATGCGACGTCTGTTGTGGAGACAATCTCCGCTGCTGTTGACGATGCTGTTCCAGAGACCACGGCGGACGTCATCTCGTCGCGCATCAAACCCGGCTACGACTCAAGGTCGCAGCTCGGTGCTCTGCTGTCGTCGGAAATTATCGCGGCGACGATGAAGACCTACGGGAAGAAATCTCTCATCCAAGGGTCTGAGATCAAAGCCCGGAAGGTCCGTCGCATCCCGACGGGCATCTTCCCGATCGACTTTGCGCTGGAGGGCGGATGGGCGCAAGGCGGTGTCCACACGCTGATCGGCCACAAGTCCTCCTGCAAGACCACAGCCCTCTACTCGACCTTCGGAGAGGCTCAAAAGATGTGCGCTGAGTGCTGGATGTATATGGACCGATGCATCTGCAAGCGACCCCGAGAGCCAGTCATCGCTTACATCGACGTCGAAGGTGCGCTGGACGCCGCTTGGGCCAGTCGCTTCTGCGACCTCGACAAAGTGCTCATCTCCGTGCCCGAATACGCCGAACAGACACTGTCGATCGGCGAGGCTCTCCTGCGGTCTGGCAAGTGTGACATCTTGGCGATCGACTCCATCGCCTTCCTCACCCCTGCCAAGGAGATTGAAGAGGCCATCGAGAAGGACCTGATGGGCCAGCAGGCGCGAGTGCTCGGCAAGGGTGTACGGAAGTTCACCGCTGCCCTCAACTCGGTCATGACGGATACCGGGAAGAGGCCCACGCTGTTCTTCACCAACCAGATCCGAATGAAGATCGGTGTCATGTTTGGCAATCCTGAGACCACTCCGGGCGGACTGGCTCCCGGGTTCATGTCTTGGACCGAGATGAAGATGAAGACCGGCAAGTTCAAGATGGACGAGCTTGGCGAACGCCCCCTCTACGCGGATTTTGGCTTCTCTCTCGACAAGTCGAAGTCAAGCACCGCGAAGGTCGGTTACGACTTCCGCATGATGTTGTCGGACTCTGAGAGCAAGTCTCTGGGCGACTTCTACTACGAGGACTTCATCCTCGATCACGCGGAGCGACTCGGGCTTGTCTCGGGAGGAGGAACGTCATGGAAAATTCTCGGGGAGTCTTTTGGCAAGAAGTCGGAAATCGAGAAGCGACTGGTGGCGGACCCGATCTTCAAGCGGATGGTGACGGACGTCCTGCTGAAGTCGGTTCAGCAGGGAACTTGACGGACGACGGCGTCGAAAGCGCCGACCCGATGGAGGACTTTCTTCGGAGTGTGTTCACTCCACCTGCGATCGACCGTCAAGCCACCGACGCTGTCATCGCCGCGCTGCAGTCCGATTCCGTCGATCCCATCCCTGATGTTGACGAGTGCCCCAAGTGCGCCATGTCGTTTGTGACTGTCGAGCAGGGTGCAGGGCTGACCTTCCCCATAAAGGTCGTCTGCACCTGCAGAATTTGTGAACACACGTGGGAGCGCATCGATGAGTGAGGAGGATCCCCCGGAGAAGCGTGCGCTTCCAAAGTGGTTGGACCCCAACTACGACCGCTTCAAGCGATCAAAGAAGCACGAGACCCGGCTTGCCGACAAGCTGGGTGGCAAGCGCCTCCCGCAGTCAGGAGCCAAGCGGCTTTCAAGGCACGCCATCCGAGCCCAGACCGGCGACGAAAGACCTGAAACCATCACCCTCCGAGGCGACCTTACGATCGGAGACTTCTGGGTCGAGCATAAGCGTACTGAGACGGCAACCATGTCCATCAAACGGGAATGGTGGCTGCAGGTTGTTGATGGTGCTCGCGCTGCGGGACAAGACCCAGCACTGTTCATCACCTTCGAGAAGCACCACAGTCCGTCGTCAAAGCCTATTGACCTCGTCGTCATCCCGCTTGATGTTTTCGAGCGGATGAGAAAACTCGCATCCGGCGACTGACGAGGCCCCGCTGTGACACCCAAGAATCCGTCCTCTCCCATGTGGAAGCCCCTCAAGACTCCTCAGGTTCTGGAGGCGAAAGCTCGCTCGTGGAAGTGCGGCGGGTTGCTGGTAATCAGCGCCGTCGACCTGATGACGTCTCCGATCGACAAGGAAGCCACCACCCCAACGTGGCACGTCAGCGCATCTCGTCTCAACGCCGTCGTGAGCGACAAAGACATAGCGTTCGTTCGGAAGTCGTTCTCAATGCAGGAGGCCGAGGAGGACAACCACGAGCCCGGGCGTGCCCGACACCTATTCCTCGCTGTCAAACAGGAGCATCGAGCCGACTGCGAGTGCAACGACACCGAGGAGACCTTCGTCGAGCCAACCGGCCACCGCTGGAAGTCCCCTGCATCCGAAGCTGGGAAACGGCGCGACTGGATGGACGTCCTCTGGGGAACAGTCGACTGAGTCTGTTACTCCACCGGACATGAGCCTTGCCAACGTACTGCGGGGAGAGACCGGTCATGGGTCGCTTCTCCGAATCATCTCTGAGACTTTTGTTCGGGATGAGCCGAAACAACCGCTCGATCCCGTCGCCAGCTACCTCCGTGCGTCTGGGATCCCATCGCTCTGCGCTCGTGAAGAGGTGCTCTGCACTCTCAACAAGATCGTTCGGAGGGACACCGTCGACGTCGGCCTCAACCTGACCTTCTTGCACGGAACCGCCCTCCATTGGGCTGTTCAGAACGAGCTGCTTGGCCCGTCGGGCGTGCTCTACGGGACGTGGGAGTGCTTGGGGTGCTTGAAGCGATACGGCGAATACATCGACGGTACACGCCCGGAGGACTGGTCCCGGCCACAACCGAAGGTGTGCCTGAAGTGCGAGAGCGCAGCGTTCCGATTCATCGAGCACAAGTTCGTCGACCACGCGCTGCGACTGACGGGGCACAGCGACGGGTTCCTTGTGCTTCCCGGCCTCCAAGGCATGGGCATCCTTGAGATCAAAAGCATCGGGGAGCGCGGCGGACGGGAGATCAAGCAGGTGCCGCAGATCGCGCACATGGTGCAGACCCACCTCTACATGATGTTCACCGGGTTCAAGTGGGGGAAGATCCTCTACTGGCAGAAGGCCGAGAGCGGGCTTGGCAGCCTCGTGGAGCATCACATCGACCGCGACGAGGACACCATCGACCTTGTCCGCAACCTCATCAGGTCCGTATGGTCCGGTATGGAGTCGAAGACCCTGCCCGACCGCATCTGCGGCAACGACTCCTGCGCTCGCGCTAAGGCGTGCCCGGTGTCCAAAGCCTGCTTCGGTAGCCCATGATGCGCGACGACCCACTTGCATCTCTGAGCCTTGTCAACCCTCTTCCGCAGAAGCTGTGGGGCGCCCACTGCGCCAAGTGCGACAAGCCACAAGCCCGGTGGGGCATCACTGTTGGTCGACAGTCGCCGCTGTTCATCTGCGGCGCGTGCGTTCTCTACGAGAGCGCATGGGGGAAATCTCAAAGCCCTCTTGTACCGTCTACCATCGCTTCAATTGAACGAAACTCAGACAGACGCTTTGTTTTCACCGATGGGCGCCTTTCGTCCAAAGACGCTGACGACGTCCTTGGCGTAGTCATTCTCACAGAGCGAACCGCCGCTCGCATCCCACCGAGTCGACGATGAACGAATCTCCTCTCGCCCCGCTTGGTTCTTTCCGGCCTCTCTACGTGCTGGGCATCGACCCGGGCTTCGCGTCGATCGGCCTCTGCGTCTACGCCGTCGGACCAAATCCACAGGACGACCGTCCGGTGAAGATGACTGTGTGTCGCACCTCAAAGGCGACTGCAAAGCGGAAGGTCCGAGCCTCCGACGACAATCTGGAGCGTGCCAAAGAGATCGCATCGTGGCTGAACTCTGTGGTGTCGTCCTACGACATCAAGATCATCTGCGCGGAGACGATGTCCTTCCCCCGAAGCTCCTCCGTCGCGGCGAAGATGGCGATGTGCTGGGGGGTGATTGCGGCCTTCTCGGCGCTCAAGAGGATCCCTGTGACGCAGGCGTCCCCGCAAGAGATCAAGAAGACCATGTGCCAGAATAAGTCCGCATCCAAAGAGGAGGTACAGGCATCGCTGAACCTTCTTTTCCGTGCCGACCTCGTGGGGCCCACCGGCTTGATGACGCAATCCGGTATCCCAGCCAGCCAGATTGAGCACCCTTATGACGCACTTGCGGCTGTAGTCGCTTGCCGCGATAGTGCGGAGGTCTTGCTTCTGCGAAGGATGGTTGAATGCGCGGCCTCAACCGAGTCTTCATTGCTGGACACGTCACTGATCGCATCACCTTCTCCAAAACCCACGTCCAAGGCGCGGACGCCTGCACGTTCTTCATCGAGTCCGAGCGTCCCACGAACCGAGGAAGCTTGACGGTCTGCGTCAAAATCAACGTCTACATCGACGGGCTCGTTGAGGCGTGTCGCGGAAAACTGGAGAAAGGCTGTTACGTCCTCGTCGAAGGCGAGCTGATGAACCGCGACTCTCCCGTTGGACGAGCGACTGAGATACGGGCATGGGAGCTGTCTTTCTTTGGCCCGCCGCAGCCAATCCGTGGAGGAATCTTTGACGAACCCAACCGCCGCTCTGACGTTGATCCCGAACCCTGAAGAGGAGCCCAAGAACTACCGAGTCGACGTCGACGTGGGGTCGAAGTCGTGGGCAGGTCGCATCAGACACCGGGCCCGGGTGCTCGCAGAGCAAGTCGAGACGGGCTACCTCGAACTCGGCGAGATTCTCTACCGCATCTACGACGCCCCGGTGGACGGCGATCCAAAGAACGGCTCCGTGCTGGCAAAGTGGGGCTACAACAACATCGGTGAATTTGCCGAGAAGGAGCTGTCCCTTCACTACAAGAAGGCGCAGCGTCTGGTACGCATTTTCTACCGCGTCGAAGTGGAACTGGACGGACTCGGACAGAACCCGGAACTGAAGAAGCGATTCATCCGCTTGGGTTGGTCCAAGGCCCGAGAGCTGGTCCGCATTCTCACGAAGGCGAACATGGTCGAGTGGATCGACCGCGCAGAGACGGTGAACTACACGACGCTGGTCGAGATCATCAAGCGCACCGTCGCGATGGAACAGGCCCGCCAGATTCAAGCCGACATCGCACGTCAGCCAGACCCCGTCTTGGCCTCCAACGAGATTCCTGAGGGGCTGCTTCCAACCGAGAACTCACCTGAGATACCGGGCGCAGAGCCCAGTAAAGCAATACTTATTCCGCACTCGGTACCTCCAGCACCGAAAGCTCGCCCGACCGGCGACTACGCGGACACCGCCAGCGAAGCGTTCGTGGACCGGAAGTGGGTCAGCAAGGTCTTCCAGTTGGAGTCTGAGCAGGCTGAGACGGTGAACCTTGCCCTCAAGCGCGCACAGGATCTGGTTGGTCGCGACACCAAAGCGCCTTCCACGCTCATCTCGCTCATCTGCCTCGACTTCCTCTCGGGGGCGGACTGGAGTGGTGCGTCCATCGAGCAGCGTCTCCGCTTCCTCTCCAAGATCGAGAAGTCGGTGGGCCTCCGCTTGGTGGTGGTCGACGACGACGACGAGGTGGTGTATGGCCTCGGTGCCCTTGCTGCCGCTGCCAAAGCTGCCAAGTCACAAACCGACGAACCGGAGTCCAATTGAACAACCCGTGGCCAATCACCGCCGAACTTCTCGCAGGTGAACTGAACCTCCTCGCCTCGGTTGTCGAACGGTGGCGGTCTCGCTTCGGCGACGAGGCTTGGTTGCAGGCTCTGGACGCGTCATCTGACGCGGATCGCGACACGCTCTTTCACCAGTTCACCAATGAGATGAAGGTGGTTGCTTCCAAGAGCGCCACCCTCGTCGAAGTCATCCAATAGGACGCCCCCTTGAGCAATCCTGACGTCAAACCCGGTCGCATCGAACTTCGTCACATCCCCATCGACCTCATTCACCCGAACTCGTGGAACTTGACCTGACCTTGCGAGTATCGGTATGTTTGGAGGATGCTTGAGGCTTGTTGGTTGGCAGGGATACTCGATGGGGAGGGTGCGTTGTACATCGGGCGCAAGGGGGGTCTGCGTCACGCGGATGGGACACCTCGGGTGTCTTACTCTCCAGAAATCCGAATCTCGATGGCAGACGCTCCTTCAATTGAACATGCGTCGTCGATCCTCAAGTCACACGGTGTCACCTGTACCGTGACGCATCAAAAGGCGCGATCTCTGAAGTGGAAGCCTCAGAGTCTTCTCAGGGTTGGAGGGGTGCCCAACATCGAAGGTGTTCTTCGCCTGACGTCCTCGATGCTTGTGACCAAAGCCCGCCACGCCGTCGTTTTGCGTGTGTACTGTGAGCGTCGAAGGGGACTACAGGAGATTCGCTACGCCAAGGGCCATCGCCGAACACAGCGCCTCATCGCAAGCGAAGATCACGATCTCTACGCTGAGATGCTTCAACTGAATGCACGCGGGCCGCTTGCGAGTGTGAATCCTTTTCCCGATCGTTCCCCCGCAGCGTCTCCTGAGAATCTGTCTTGGCTCGCAGGTCTTCTGGACGGGGAAGG